CGCACAGATCGGCTCCTCGGGCTACCTCGCAAAGATCGGCTCCTCGGGCTACCTCGCAAAGATCGGCTCCTCGGGCGACGACGCAAAGATCGGCTCCTCGGGCGACCTCGCAAAGATCGAAAGCGAAGGTAACAATGCTGTTGTAGCAGCCATAGGTATAGATTCAAAAATAAAGGCAAAGAAAGGTAGCTGGATTACCCTCGCTGAATATGGCGAGGATCTGAAACCAGTGTGCGTAAGGTCTGCACAGATCGATGGGAAATCGCTCAAGGAGGATGTTTTCTATCAACTGAAAGGCGGCGAGTTTGTCGAAGCAGCAGAATAACAGCAAATATCATCCACAAGTAAATCTTTACCAACATGCAAACCTTCTTTTCCGAAAGCACAGTCAAAAGTCTGTGGGGCACGCTTGCGGGCCGCCTCTGGCGTGCGTGGTACCGTCTCAAGAACAAGGTGCGCCGGACAATCGACAAGTCCCGCCGCCGGGCACATAAACTCCAAAACCGACCTCGTGTCTATCGGGTCGAAATTCGGTAAGAGTATGGCACACTTAATTACACTCGTAGTAGTTTCCGTTCCTGTTTGCCTGGTGTTCGGCTGGGCGCTGTCCGGTCCCCGGCGTATGCGGATCACCCGCTATCTGTTGAATAAAATTTTCGAACAGCGATGAATACTTCCTACTACGCTCAAATGCCGCCGTCCACTCGGAAAGAACCCTCGGAAGAATATTACTTCTTCGAGAGCACCCGTTTCAACCGGCCGCAAACGACAATTCATCTGACCGATCAGGAGATTCGGACTTTCGCCAAACGCATCGCCGATTACATCACCCGGAGGACATTTGCGGGTACTATGGAATCTTTCGACTTTCAGATAGAATATCACGGCGTTGCGGTGCAGGGACGCTATACGGTGGAAACCGAGCGGCAGGGCGCGGTGCATTCGATGGGAATGACGGAATGGATCGACGTCCCGATACGGGAGGAAACGAGCATAGCGAGCGCCTGGTGTACGGCCACGGACGAGGAGGTTCCCCGGGTGATGGAGAAACTGAATGAATTGTTAAAATAGCTGACATGAAAACGAGAATCGAGATTTACGAAATCGCTGATCCGAATCATATCGTATCTGACGGGGAATGGTCCCGAAAACTTTCGGCTGCCGACATACGCAATCATATCAATTATATGATGCGGCCTTTCGATCCCCGGAAATATTCTTCTCGCGTAGTATATATCAATCAAAAACAGTAAATATTATGGAACAACAAGCAACGGGATTGACGCTGTTCAACCGTCAAATTACCAGCGAACGCACCCAGAATTATCTGACGAGCGTCCTGGGAGCCAAGAAAGACAGCTTCGTAAGCAACCTCACGGCACTCGTCGCCAACAACAAGGCATTGCAGGAGTGCGAGCCTATGGGCGTGATGTTCGCCGCGATCAAGGCTACGGCCCTCGACCTGCCTCTCGATCCCAACCTGGGTTTCGCCTATGTCATCCCCTACAAAAACAACCGGGAGGGGCGCACCGACGCCCAGTTCCAGATCGGGGCGAAGGGATTTATCCAGCTGGCCATCCGCAGCGGGCAGTTCAAAACACTGAATGTTTCGGAGGTCAAGGAGGGCGAGATCGTGGATGAAAACCTCATCACGGGTGAAATCACGTTCAAAAAGGCCGAGAATCGGGACGCTCTCCGCACGATCGGATATGTGGGTTATTTCAAACTGACTAATGGCTTCGAGAAGATGCTTTATATGAGCTGCGAGAAGCTCGAAGCACACGCGAGCCGGTACAGCCAAACCTATGGATCAAAGAAGGACTACATCCGGGCCGGTAGTAAATGGACTACGGATTTCGATGCGATGGCGCGTAAGACCGTGCTGAAACAGTTACTGTCAAAATTCGCCCCGATGTCCGTAGAGATGCAGGACGCTGCGAAATTCGATCAGGGCGTGCTGGGCGAAAACAACTCGGTACGTTACATCGATAATGAGGAAACGGCGGCAATTCCCGAAAGCGTGGACAAAGCGACGCTTACGAGCCGCGAAGCGATCAGTGAAGCGTTTATCGGCGGTCAGATCACCGAACAGGAGGCCGACGACCTGATGCAGAAGATCGGGATTACGAAAAACGCGGTCGAGGATGCGACGGTCGAGGCCGAAGTTAATCTGTTCGACACCAAAAGCGCGAAGCGATGACCGATTCCCGCTATTTCGAACAAGGAACTCCGGAATGGTATGAAGCGCGTCTGCATCGATTCACTTCCTCCGAAGTGCATAAGCTGATTCCCGGAGCACGGGCACGGCCCGGAGAACTGACCAAGACGGCCGTCGCTTATGTGTTCGACAAGATCGCCGATCGCATCACGGCCGGGGGTTGTTTGGAATACCGGGAACTCAACACCAGAGAAATAGAATGGGGACGCGAGCACGAAGATACGGCACGGCTGGCCTATTCGACGATTATGAGCGTCGATGTCCAGACCTGCGGATTCTTCGTCTGCGAGGATTTGCCATCTTTCGGCGGAAGTCCTGACGGGTTGGTCGGGGAAGACGGTTTCATCGAAATAAAATGCCCCTACAATTCGTCCGTACACGCCCGGTATCTGGCTATGGCTACCCCGGATGATCTGCGACGCGAGAAGCCCGAATATTACGCCCAGATACAAGGTAACTACCTTGCGACAGGACGACGATGGTGCGACTTCGTAAGCTATGATCCCCGGTGCGCCAACTCGCTGCTGGCCGTCAAGATTCTCCGCATCCCACGAGATGAAGAGTACATCGACCGTATTAGGGAGGCAGTGCTGGCAGCCGTGAAATACAAACAGGAGATAACGTCCAGAATGGCGCTCCTGGCACGGCAACAGCGGGCATCCACTCCATAAATAATCTCCAAGTATGACGACAAGAAAGACTTATCCCCCGTGGTCGGAAAAGGAATTGGAAACATTGAAAGAACTCTATCCCGATAACGACAACGAATATATAGGTCGCTTGTTGAATCGCACTCCAGGGAGCGTAAAGATACGCGCCGTATGGAATGGCTATCGAAAATCCTATGAGTTTATACAACGCCGAAGAATGACGACGGATAACAAACCCCGCAAAATGGTCGGATGTATTCCGAACCCCTTGCCGGTCATTGAACGGTTATTAAGAGAACACGATTACAAAAAATAAAAACAAGAAAAAGATGATTGCAAAGTATGTTATTGTAAACGAAGAAGAAAAGCCTCATTACAACATGATTGTGTGCGTCGAAAAACATTATAACATCATTAAACATGATAGCATCATTTCTATATGTGATAAGGATAAAAATTATGTATTTATGACAGAAGAAATGGCGAAAAACCTTGTCGATGTATTGCAGAATATGCTAAAAGAAGACAATAATCAACAACCAAAATAACGCTATGGTATGGCCAGAATCAGAACCATAAAACCCCAATTTTGGGATGATCTGAAGATCGGCCGCTTATCGCGCGATGCCAGGCTGCTCTACATCGGACTTTGGAATTTTGCCGATGATTTGGGCGTAGTAATAGCCGACCCCGTTTGGCTGAAGTCTAAAATATTCCCTTACGACAAAATACAACTCCAGCAATTCGAAGGCTGGTTGAAGATGCTCGAAGAAACCGGATTTATTAGTCTGCTTTCCGTTAAGTCGGAAAGATTCTATTATCTGCCAACCTTTTCCCGTCATCAAGTAATCAACAGACCTAATCTGGAGGATGTAAATATACGTAAAGAATTGTTAGACAATGCATTAGATGAAATCACGGAACGATCAGTGAATAATCACGGAACGATCACTGAACGATCAGTGACTATAAAAGGAGAGGATAAGGAGTATATTACTACCAGTACTTCTACTGGCGTAGAAGATACTGGAGTATCTGTGAGAGATAATATTATTTCTTACCTGGTAGAAGACTATAACGCAGGCGCGTGCGAGGGGACCGAGAACCCCGAATCCGATCTTCCTAAACGCAAATCCCGTAAGACGCTCCGCAAGGATGATGCAGGGATTGAAGAAGCTCGGATATTGACGTGGCGTGATGATTTTGAGATTTACAAAAACGAGTTACGCAAGGCCTATAAGACGCTCCTACAGGATGACGCTTGGATTTCGACGCAACAACGTTTCAACCCGAATCTCAACATTGCCCTCTCGCTCGAAAAGGCTTGCGTAAACTTCTGGGCAACGGAAGCCGGATGGCAGCATAAGCGAAAGCAGCGCACAAAGACTATCAACTGGAGGCAAACGCTCACAAGTTCGATCAACAGCCCGCAAAACAAAGTTTACAATGACAACGGAATTAGCAAAAAAACCGCCAACAACGGCGTTAGCGAAGATTTCAAGCGTGGAGTTCTTGAAACTCTACTCAGTGGCGGCAATACAGAGTAGCTGCCGCCGTATGCAGTCGGCCGTGGCTTGTGCCGAATCCCAAATGCCGGTGTTATCTGTATTGCGAGCGACATACGGCGAAAAATGGACGGCTGCATATCTGGTACTTTGGATCGTCAATGTACAGGAGTTTTTCAATATTTCAGCCAAGATGAACGACGCACAGGTAACGGAAACGGCCTACATGATTTTGGACGATTTCTGGGCGTTGAACCTTGCCGATGTAAACCTGGTATTTACCAATGCCAAACGAGGGCAATACGGACAACTGTACGGACGAATAGACGGATCGATCATATACGGTTGGTTTCAGACATATTTCGAGGATCGATGCAATGCCTGCGAGAACCGTACGATACGGCAAGCCGAGGCTATGGGCAGCGATCACCCGGTAACAGACGCCAAAGCTGCGGAGTTTATCAAATCGCTTATCAACAAAAAAGCGGAAAAGATTGCAAAATAGACGGAATCATCGAATTGAATTTAATAGATTAACGAAAATGAAAGAATACACACAAGCGGATTTCGATGCCTTCGAGGTGATCGACGGAATCAAACAATACCCCTCGGGGGATTACAGTGATATACAAATATTCGGCGAGCGGTGCTCCTTCGGCGAGCGGTGCTCTTTCGGTAAGGAGTGCTCTTTCGGCAAGTGGTGCTCTTTCGGTGAGGATTGCTCTTTCGGTGAGGATTGCTCTTTCGGTGAGTGGTGCTCTTTCGGTAAGGAGTGCTCTTTCGGTGAGGATTGCTCTTTCGGTGGGGAGTGCTCTTTCGGTGAGGAGTGCTCCTTCGGCGAGTGGTGCTCCTTCGGCAAGTGGTGCTCTTTCGGTGAGGATTGCTTTTTCGGTGAGGAGTGCTCCTTCGAAGGGAAAGGCGAATATATCGGCGATTATCCTTTCCTGGCTTTTGTCGGGTTCGGCTCTCGGATTGGCAGCAAGGTTTACTTTTTCAACCTGCAAGACGGCATTTATGTCCGTTGCGGCTGCTGGCTGTCGGATATAGCCAGGTTCCGGGAGAGGGTGAAGGCGAAGAATACCGATGCGATGTACCTGGATTTGTGCGATCTGGTCGAGAGGAAGTTTAACAGGAAAAACTGAAAATACTACAAAGAGTGAATATAGGATTAGTAGATGTAGATGGTCATCATTTTCCGAACTTGGCATTGATGAAACTTTCGGCTTGGCATAAGTCGCACGGGGATTCGGTTGAGTTCGCCAATCCGATGTTCGGTAGGTACGATCGAGTGTATATGTCTAAAGTTTTCACTTTCACGGCTGATTGTGCAGACTACTACCCGTGCGAGATCGTACGGGCGGGAACAGGTTATAAGGACTATACAATAACATTACCAGACGAGATTGAACATATCTGTCCTGATTATTCGCTTTACAGTGTGAATGAGGCTTTCGGATTCCTAACACGCGGTTGCCCGAACGGTTGCCCGTGGTGCATCGTTCCGCACAAGGAAGGCTCCATCCGGCCGGCATCCCCGCTCCGGGAGTTCCTCGGCGATAAGCGTCGGGCTATATTATTGGATAACAATGTACTGGCGTCGGATTTCGGGCTGGAACAAATCGAAGAAATAATTCGCACGGGCATATCTGTTGATTTTAATCAAGGGTTGGATGCTCGCCGGGCGTGTGCCGATAAATATATACTTGACTTGCTATCGCGGGTTAAGTGGATAAGATACGTCCGGTTTGCATGCGACAGAATCAGTCAGTTAGATTCTGTGACAAAGGTTGTGCAGGAGTTGTCCAAGCGCGGCATAAAACCATATAGAATTTTTGTCTATGCTTTAATTGGGGATGTACACGAAAGTTTGGTCCGCATTGAGGCTCTGAAGCGATTGGGAGTAAGTCCCTTTGCCCAACCATATCGAGATTTCGAAAACAATATCGAACCGACAAAGGAGCAAAAGCGATTAGCCCGTTGGTGTAATCACAAATCTATTTTCAATAGTATTGATTTTAAGAATTATAAAGGATGAGAGCGAACGAATATCAGACACGCGCGATGAGTACGCGGCTGCCGAGTTGCGAGAATGCGACCTATATGCTTTTCGGCCTGATGGCCGAGGTGGGCGAAATCGCCGACAAGATCGCCAAATGGCGCCGAAAGGGAGTGTGCCGGCTGGATATGGATCATTTGGTCTTCAATACGGGTGATCTGCAAGAGGTGGAGGGTTACAAATCCGAGCTGATGAAAGAGGTCGGGGATTGTGCGTGGTTTATCGCGGGCATTGCCGATTGCTTCGGCTTGACGCTCGAAGAGGTCATGCAGCAGAACCTCGACAAACTCGCCAGCCGCCGCGAGCGCGGCGTGATCGACGGAAACGGCGATAACCGATGATCGCTTATGACCCACGCATCACTATTCAGCGGGATCGGAGGGCACGATTTGGTTGCGGATTTGCCCCCGGAATTTTACGCCTGGGAGAACCGGGACAACTTTGCGGAATGCGGGGCCGACCTCCTCACCCTGTGGTGCGGCGACAAGTGGAAAAACCTGCGCGAGTTCGGGCCAGGCGACCCTTTCGATTTCCGCGCCGTTCCCGTGGAATACCGGCCGTTCGAGAAAAAATGGCTGTACTACACGGGCAAGAGCCGGGGACTTATGGGAAGCCCGCGCTACGATGTGATGAAGCACCTTCTGCCGTGGTGGTGGCACTTCTCCACGCCGAACCTCCTGAAAATCGTGCCGGAGATGGACGGAGGTACGCTCCGTTCCGAATCCGAAACGGCGGAGGAGGATTTGCAACTCCTGCCACTCAACATGAAATGGATCGCCACTTACAATTACGCCCGCGTGCTCGATCTGGAAAGGCAGGCAAGGGCGGCGGGGACACGCCAGCTAAAGTCGGTACAACTGACGATTTTTTGAAACGATAAATGAATACGAGAAGATATGAAAACCAAACTACTGCGCCGACTGAGGCGGGAGGGGCGTTGTCAGATACGTGTCTATTCAGTTCGTAAGGATATGGATGGGACGGTTGTTGGCATACGCTACGGGTATAATTCGGATGAATATGCGCATCTATGGCATTTTGCGATGACTTCGGATGAACTTAAATCAGAAGCAATGAAGATATATATCCTCCGCCGCATTGCGGAGCTAAAAGGAAAGAGAAAATGAAAAAAGTAATGTTCAACGATCTTTACGGGTAGTTTACGAATTTGAGTTGGTGAAACAACGAGATTCGATGCAGAACATTGCAAAACTTTGAAAAACTTTCAAACATTTTGAAATATGAGAGAAATTAAATTCCGGGGCAAGCGCCTCGACAACGGAGAGTGGTTGTATGGCAGCCTTGTCATTTTGAATGGGCGCTATTTTATATTCGATGATGCAAACAGACACGAGGTCGATCCCACTACCGTCGGCGAGTTTACGGGGCTGAAAGACAAGAACGGTAAGGAGATTTACGAGGGGGATGTGATACGCTCTCCATTGTCCGAGGATAAAACTCGCCCTCATAGAATCTTTTACCATACCGGCAACGCAGCTTTTATGGGGGCCTTGGTCGATAGAAAGGAATTATGTTATTTAAGATTGGATCAGGATTGGATTTATAAATTTGGAAAAGAAGTCATTAGCAACATCCACGACAATCCCGAATTTCTGAAAGGAGGCGAGCAATGAATAGGACTATGAAACAATGGCTTTTGCCCCTTATCTGCCGCTGGTTCGGGCATAAGGATTTCGAGGAGGTATATTGCGTCAAATCGCCCCGAAATTGGTTCTGCCGCCAAAACAAACCCAACCGATACGACGTGGTGCATGATATTGTTTGCTCCCGATGCCGGCGGGTACATCGAACTATCCTCAAATCCCGAATTAGCCGCGCACAACTCCTGCATGACGGTTGGTTTATAATCGACGAATAGCCATGAAAAGCAAAAAAGCAAAGGAATTTATCGACGGATGCTTGAATCATCTTGTAATAGAGATGAGCGACCACGCCAAATGGCAGCTACGAGCAGCAATGAGCCATACAGCCGAACTCGCCGAGCAGGAGGCCGAGGAAAGGATGCGGGATAAAGCGATCGAAGCATTTTGCAAGGATTGCCCAATTTACTCAATACAAACAAGTAATGGGGGAAATTGCCCCGATTGCAGTGCATTAAACGCATTCAAACAAAGACTGAACGAGGAATGAAATTCACAACCCCTTGCTTTGTTCGCGTTGTTTTGTTGGATAATATTTTATTATCTTTCTTTAATCACAAAACAACATTAAATGAGACAACTATGGGTTTCAAAAATGATTTGACAGGAAAAGTTTTTGGGAGATTAACGGTTATTGAGTTCTCCCACAATGGTAGCAATTGGTCTGTACACTGGAAATGTAGGTGTAGTTGTGGGGCGTATATTGTGGTGCGGAATAATAATCTACTTTCCGGGAACACTAAATCGTGTGGATGTCAAAAATTAGATTCATCGAGAGCAATGTGTACGGTGCACAATCTGCGCAGGCATCCCCTATATAACGTATGGGCGGCAATAAAACAACGGTGCAATAACCCGCAAGACAAAAATTTCCATTATTATGGTGGACGTGGCATTAAACTTTGCGACGCATGGAATAATTCATTTGTGGACTTCTACAATTGGGCTATTGGGAATGGGTACCAAAAGGGACTAACTGTTGATCGAATTAACAATGATGGAAACTATGAGCCTGCGAATTGCAGGTTGGTTTACGTTATCGACCAACACAACAACACCAGATCAAACCGATATTTGACTTATATGGGACGGACACTCACGATGGCTCAATGGGCGAGGGAATTAGGCATTGATTATCGCCGATTACAATCACGAATAAATCTCGGTTGGGATATGGATAGAATTGTTGCCGTCGGAAATCGCAAAGCCAACGTAAGTGAAATCATTAGATCAATTAATTACAAAAAAACATGAATTTTTTAACACCTGCATTCGTGAGGGTTAATAACCCGGAGAAGCGAAAAGAGCTGACCGAATGGCTACAAGGAATCGGGTATTATGTATGTCCCTGCTGCCTGTTCGACGGCTGGAATACATTGCATTGCAATCGGATTGAACGGCTGAAAACTTCTTGCGAAGTACACGGCATCCCGGATTATGACAAAGGTACCGGGTATAACATCGGGTGGTTCAAGGCAGATAATGCCGATAAAGATAATCCATCCTACGACTGCGGCACCAACATCGAGCTGTTCAGGGCGCTGGCGGCGATGAACAACGAGAACGATCAGGAGCAATGGTACTCATATACGGAATATCCGACTAATGAGAGTAAAAATGGGGTTAGACGGCTTATTTTTAACGAACATACGCGATTCGATTCTTTTGTAGATGTACCATCAGGTTATTACCGCAAGGCTACAGTCGAGGAGATCGTCGAATATTTCAAAAACAATGAGAAATGAAAACAATTGAGGAAAGAATACAAGAATATGTGGCCAATGCCTGGGTCGAACTTGATCAATTCAATGAAGACCATGTAACTTTTGAAAATATCGTTACATCCGCCTGTGTTGTTGGCGCTAATTTCGAATATGAGGAATTGACCCGCTGGCGTGATCCGAAAGAGGAGCTGCCGCAAAATGGACAACTCGTGTTGTGTAAAACCTCTGATAAGAAACTTCCATTTGTCACTGTTAAATATGACCGTTCTGAATGGTGGATATATGTGTATCCCGGATGGGCTGGTATTGGTCATAAGATTATCGGCTGGCGGCCGATTCACGAAAATGAGTAAGATGCTCTGTGCATTTTGACTAACCAAGTAACTAACCAAGAATATCTATGAACACGAAATTCAAATCAGACTACGAAAAAGCCTGCAACGCCTATTTGCAGGCTTTTTGCGAGAAACACGGCTATGATTATGAGGATGCTACGCGGAGCTGGGTCGGCGGCGATGTCGGCGGGATCACCGAATGCGCGGACTATATAGTTGGGATGGATGACATCATCACCGACATAGACCGGGACGCTCCGGAAGATGAGTTTGTAAAGTATTACGATTACTGTCTGCGGGTGGGGAGTATCGCCTGCGGCAAAATTAGTACGCCCAATTACAGCAGCTGGCTCTCGGGGTGTCCACGCATGAGTGAAGAACAGATCACCCGGCTGGAGGAGTTGCAGAGGGACATACGCAAGGCGGAAAGAGAGCTGGAAGAACAAATAAGGAAAGAGAAGTTTTAACCGGGAGAGGCAAAATCGCTCCCTTTTTTATTCATATGGCAGTAGATACATCTAAAAACGGTACAGTAGATCGTGCTAAACTTCTGGCAATAGAAAATAAATGTACGAGAATAATTCGAATTGCGGGGGTAACGTTTTATGTTGCTCCGGATAAGGATACACCAGAACACCGGAGGCACTTAATCCGCGTTTTGGAGAGTTGCGGTCGGCGATATACTCAAAAAGCAGGTAGCTATGAATCGGAGATTTGAGGTGAGAATCGACATTCCGAATAGTTGTGAATTGATTGGATGCAGATCGGACGGAAACATGGCAATTATTGTTTTCGAAGATTGCAGCGGCCCAGAGATCCGGCCAATCGGTTTTTGTCGGGAACATTCCGGAGAAGTACCGGACGCCTTCGAAGATGAATAAAAAAGAGGCAATTCCGAAGAATCACCCCTCACACCGATACAAATATAATGATTTATTCGGAATTTGCAAATGGGACGATATAGGAAAAACGAACGCAGAGGCGGGGCACGTGACGATTCCGAAATATACATCAGTTATTCACGGAATCGATTGCTCGAAATGATTATCTGCCGGGAAGCAAGGATGGGCGTGAGTTATCGCCATGATTTCGTCTATCGATTCAAGGCACACAAATCCTTGCCGTTTTTATGGCGGAAATTCAAAAGGAATATTAGAGAACACATTGACGGATGGCAGCAGGAGCTGCCTTTATTTTGATGAATTTGCGGAAAGGGAGAGGATAATAACCGTGCAATTCGGAATATATGATGTAGAATTACATCCGTTCATCCTATTGCATAATTGCAATTAGACGATAAAAGTGTTCTTTTGATTCATTCTGTTAATGTCGTTTCAAGCATTGAACTCTATTGGGCGGGAGCCGGACGTGAAGCTACTTTATAACGTATCTTTCGGGGCACACGAAGGAAGTGCGCCTTTCGCACGTTGTCGGGACATTGATGAAGATATAAAAGCCGATCTTATCCAGCTATTATATCGATTCTATCAATTCGCAGATTACGGCTACATAAATAGGGTAGCAGCATTCGCTGATCTCCAACAATGACATCAGATATTTAGTTTGTTCGTCCATAACCGTCGCATTTACCTTTGCAACAAATAAATTGGTGAATATCTTTCCAAAGCATTGTATTTATCTGTCCTGTCAGATAGGCTACTTCTTCGCCTTGCATCGGCATTGCGGATGCTACGGCGATGTCGTCGCACAGGTGCCGCAGTTCATGCTCGAAAGAGTTCAGGAATTGTGCCTGGGATGACGCCAATCCTACGACTACGACAGACCTTCGCCGGGTCTTGTTGGAATAGGTGAATCCCGAATCCATATCGGCCTTTTCCAAATTTTCCCGTACTCGCTCCATAATTGGCCTGGGACACTCTATCTGTTCCAAAGAAAAAAGGATAGAGCGCGTGTGATAGCCATGTACGGCGAAGTAAAACCGCACATGCCAATCATAGTTCTCTATCCTCAGATCCCGCAGCTTCATGTCGTTGAATACACTTTTTGAATCCTCACATACGGTCTTTCGAGCCGCGTTCTGGATTTGATTCTGTTACAGGACATCTTCCCACGGAACATTTGTTCCCGACCCTATCAGATCGGCGAAATATCGTGTGAAGGGCAGCCCGGGATAGGCGTCTTCATCGTCGATGAAATCCTTGACGAACAGGGCCAGGTGTTGTTCATCGGCAATGGATGATCCCCAGTAATCGGCCCGGGCCATATTCGCGACATATACACAGTCGTAGCCGTTGTCGTGCTTGAGCTCGATACCGTTCGTCTTGAGCAATTTGTCGATCTGCTCTTTGGTGATGGGTTCTATTTTCTTCCCGTCGCGGTCCTTCATGCGGCTGACGGCAAATTCACACATTTTCTTCGAAAAGGACCATCCGTTTTTTTCGAGGTATGCGCGAATATCTGCCGGCATGGAGTCCCTTGCGTCCAATCTTTCTCTGTCCATAGGTTTCGCTGTTAAAGAGAGGGGATTTCTCCCCTCTCCGGATTCGTTTTACCGGCGGAATCTGGAGTAGGGTCCGGTTCCCCGGACACCTCTTCGTTCGCCATATCCGTCGCTGCCGTATTCTCCGCCACGCTCACCGTAGCCGTCGGGCATGTAGCCTCCCGTGTGACGCTCCCCGTAGCCGTCGCGCATTTCGCGTTTGGCATCCTCGTAGCCACACTCGTAGGCTTCGCGCATCTTGCGTTCGATTTCTTCACGCTCGCCGTACCCGTCACCGCGGTACCGGCCTTCGATTTCCCACATTCTCATGATTTGCTTGTTTTAGCAGACATTTGCGATTTAAGAAAGGCGTCCAGCGATGACTTCATGGAGGCGAACTCCGTTTGCATCTGACGAAGTTGTCCCACCTCTGCCCGCAGCTCCTGGAGCTCCTTGTCGCGTTGCGCCTGACCCGCGTACGCGGGATTCACTTCGCGCATGATCTGATCGAAAACTTCCAGATTGGCCTTGTGTTTTTCGTAGGAATCCACAACGGACTGGCTCTGCTGCTTTGCCGCATTGATGGCGTCTATGAGCCGTTCGCGGGATGTCGTGACCGTGAGTCCGTCCTTTGTCACCATATCGGCATTTACCGGGACGACCCATTTCTGGTCCCCTACCGGGAAGCTGACGGAAGGCTGCGCCGGGGGAAAGTTCCCGGGAGCGGGGAAATAGGGCTGTGGCGCCTCTTCAAGCGTCGCCATGTAGTATTTGGGAGTTCCGCGCATATCGAGTACATATACCGGAGCGCCTTTGGTTAAATTCGCAAACATCTTCGGTTAATTGTTTTTTGAAAGCTCCGGAGGGGCGGTTTCCCCTCCTGAAGCCTTCGGTTTATTATTGGTTAAACGGCCCCTGTCATCAGTTGCAGGGTGTCGGTCTGTTTGTCGTAGAAGAGCTGGAATACACCCGTCCCCGGAATATCGGACACGGTGACATTGGCTCCGTTGTACGTGGTCACATTCTTGGTCACGCCGTTGGTTTCGAACAACACGGGAAGCGTGCCTGTCGTGCCTGCGGGTATTGCCTGCGACAGCTCGACCAGGACTATCCCCCTGTACCAGGAATTGGCAAAGGCGTGGTTTTGGAATGAGAACACGACATCGGCGGCATTGACCGTCACACCCGTAGTTTTGATGACCGGGATACCTCTGCGATTGACATACTGAAATGGGAATACTGCCATAGCATACCTCCTTTCCGTATTAACCCCAGAATCCGCCGTTGCCGCCGAGTCCGAACGCGGCACCGAAGCCCAGCCCGTATTGGGCGGCTACGCAGGCGGGCATCGCGTACACCTGCGGATTGGGAACCACGGTCGTAGGCGGCAGGCCGCACTCGATCTTTGCCAGCCGGTTGCTCAGATCGCCGATCGCAGCGTTGATGGGCGCTACGGCCTGGGCCTGCGACTGCATGATCGTCGCCGTCTGATGTTCTTGGGAGAGCTGCCCGGCCAATGCCGCGCTCTTGGCACGCTCGGCGTCGAGTTTGTTCTGCATCTCACGCATCTCGAGGGCACAGAAACGGTCGTTGATGACCTGCGTCTGGGCATCGATCTTCGAGCCGAGGGCATTGAACTGCGTGTTGGCGTTGCTCGTCAGGGTGTTGGTCTGATTGAGCGTTGCGAGCTGGCTTTCGTAGCCCTGGCGCTCGATGGCGGTGCGGACATCGCAGCAGCAGGAGGCCATCTGCGAAAGCACCTGTGCGTTGCCGGACTGCACGGCATTGATGATCTGCTGCGCCGAGAGGCCCGACTGTGCCTGGATGTTGCACAGAGCGGTCTGAATCTGCTGTACGGAACAGTTGAGCGAAGATGCGAGCTGGTTGATGGCGGTGCCGTTTCCCTGAATGGCATTCATCAGCAGCTGACGCCCTGCGTCGCCGTTCAGCTCGGCGGGAAGATTCGAGAGTCCGTTTCCGCGACCGCCGAAGCCACCCCATCCGTTGCCGCCCCAGAGAGCCCAGAGCAGGATCATCCACATCCACTCCCAGCCGTAGCCATTGCCGTAGCCGTTATTGCGGTTGTTTCCGTTCATCAACGCGGCCACGAGGTTGCCGTCCATTGCGCCACCGTTGTCGAACACTAAAGTTTTTTCGTTCATTGTTTTAGACTTTTACATTGTTGCGTCCGTTCGGCGGACGCTGCCGTTGAGCTCACAATGCAAAAATCGACATGAACGATGGGAGAATCAATCGTATCAGTCGCAGGTGGGACGGAGTTTGGACGCAATACGGACGAGGAGCATTTCGAACATTTTACCGCTTTGTTTGCGACGAAGATCGAATTGGGAAATCATCTTCTCTATGGGCCGTCGTGAGAAGTTCATCAGCGAGGATATGACCGGGGCGTGAAATCCCTGCCTCCAGATGAAATAGACCAGTAAATACCTGGCATCCACGATCTCGGCGTTTTTGGCTTTGGATAGTATTCGCTCTTCCGAAATCTCCGTTTCTTGCGATACCGTGCCGAGAATTTGTCGGTAAAGTTCAGATTTGCACATATAGGATATTTCTCTTACCTTTGTTCACTCTCTTACCAAATAAAAATAAGTGCCAACACACTTGCAAAGGCTTTACAGCCCCTGTCGTGGTGTGTTGGCACCTTTATTATTAGCGGAAGGTAAGAGAGACGCTAATAAAGGCAGGGGCTTTTTTTACGCCCACCCCTGACGGGCGAAAGCTGTTAGAACAGATACTTTTTCAATGTCGGCCAAAGCAGGTAGAAGTAGATTGCCCCGACGGGAATCAACCCGGTTGCGAACAAGTTGCTGCTTTCGACCTGGCAATAGTAGAGTGTTCCTATCCCACCCACAATACAAACGAATGAGAAGAAGGCAAGGAAAAGCAGTCCGATTTTTTTAATTGTTTCCATAATTATAATTCGTTAAAAAGTTATTTCCGCCATAAATCCATACTTATGCTTCCTTGAACATAGGGGCCGTTATCGCGTGGGTCCCAGCCGAGGGATGCCGTGATATTGAACCTTCCGATGTTTCTGTGAAGTTGCCCTCCGATCCATACGCCACCCGTGCGATTAACGTAATAGACGCCTGCGGCAGGCCCGAGTTGCCATCGGTAGGGCGTTCGGATTATTTTCTGCTGCGTGATAGTACGTCCGTATGTTTCGATGTGTTCAAGGGTAGGGTGGCAGTCGCCCAGGGCTATTCCGCTCACTATGGCGAAGTAGCTGCTGTCGCGATATTCCCGGCGTTCGAATGGCAGCTGTACCGGCACACTGTCCCGGTTGGGATTTATTGTTACGGTGGTAAAGGTGGTATCCGCTGGGGCGAACAACCATTTCGGCACCTCTACCGAAATAGCCGAGGACAGTATTTTATGCGGTTGCGGTCTTTCGAAGTAGGCCGTATCGATTCGAGTATGCTCGATGATACGGACATCGACGGATCGCCTGCCGAGCCACCATCCGACAAGGAACAAGCCGGTCAGAAGGAGAATCAGGATTATTTTCCGCAGTACCATAATGAGTACGAGCTATCAACCGTTGATGAACAGGTCCCAGCCGGCCATCACGTCCGTCATGCAGGCATCAACGCCATTTTCTACGCGCGACATAGCTGCGACTATCGGGATCATCACATCGCGGTTGGTTGCCGTGATCCGTCCGTTTTCCGGGACGCCGGACAATTCGGATACCGTACGGATATATGCTTCCGTGTCATTCTCGCTCGGGGGTGCCCAGCGTGAAATCGTCTTCCGAATGGTGTCGAGCCCGTATTTACGGCTGTAAGTGTTCAGGCATTTGAACATCGCGCGGTATCCCCACGCCATAGATTCGAACTGCTTGAACGCAGCGTCGCGGGAAGGTTCCACCTCTCCCTTCCAATGGGTTCCGTCCTTGCGGATATTCCCGGGATTGTTGTTACGAAGTCCTCTGGTCATTTTTTTGTGCTGTTTAATATGTTTTCTACATCTTCAGGATTTACATTGAGCTTGCGGGCTATTTCTCCGGTCAATGCTTTTCGAAACAGACGTAAGAATGGAAAGTTCGGACTGATGATTAAAGCGTTGCCACAGCTCGACCATGCTTCTGCCAGGCAAATGGCAGAACCCAGGATCACGGTCGTAATCTTCGTTTCGATACCTCCTGTCGTAACGAATTTATCGATGAAAACGAATACTACGATCAGATTGAAGTAAACTGCCAGCTTGAATATCGTAGCCCGCAGGAGTTCTGACAGGATAAATTCTCCGCGCTTTCGAGCGACGCATATTCCAAACAAAGCGTCGAAGGCTACGGCAATAAGCACCCCATAAAGTACGAGCTGATACCCAGCGAAGAAATTCACGATAACGATCAATAGTCCTATAAGCCATCCTTGCACGGTCATAAGTGCTTCGGACAGCTTTGTAACAATACCTTCCAACACCTTTTTCGTTTTATTAAATATTTTGTCCATAGTTATTATGTTCACGCTATGGGAATGTACTACCGTTGGTATTTCTCAAATCTTTGTCCAGGTCGTATGGTCGGTATCTCTCTTATATACATACCCGTTTTGAATACGTAATCCGGCTTTTCCGATCAGGACTTCGAAAATATCTCCCGTGAATACCGCATAGTTGCTCGATCCTTTCACAACGGCTACTCCGTTGGGAGCGATCAGGTTCTTGCGGATGTCTTTCACGAAGTTGAATTGGGCGGCATTCATCGTTGCAGAGGCCGTAAGTTTTCCGGCTGCCGATGCTTCGACCGTAATCCGGATGTAGTACTTCTGGGCTGCTCCAGTGAAAAGATATGAAATCGTCTCGTCGATATTCAAATTCGTGTTTTGGGCTTCAGCCGTGCTGTTTCGGTACAGGGGATTGGCTTTCCCCGTCAAAGCGTTTACCACCTCGATCTTTACGCCCCCGCCACCTCCTTCGGCATTGCCTGTGATGCGGGCTGTAATCCGGGCTGACATCTGTACTCCCTGCCCACAGGTAAACGGCGGACTTGACTCGTAAACATTTCGGACAAAAGGATTGCTTTGTCCCGTAGCCAGTGCGCTCACTTCTTTCGTTTCTATGACACCCGGTACACTCACAGCACCCAGAACCTGCGATATGGACGTAATTCTGTATGGGGTGAGTATGATTTTATCTCCGCTTGCGGCCGCATCGCTCACCTCTACGGAATCGTTTTTGACCTGCAGGATTCCGACGGTTCCTTTGGTTGCGTGTACTTCCCCGTCGGCGTGTACTCTGAACACGGCTTTTTTCCGGTTTGTGTAGTCGGCTCCCGACCAGAAGGGCACATCGTCTTCCTGCAAGCCGCTCACGCCGGCCGTCACGTCGCCTTCAGCATTTTTCAGCAACATCACATTGGTCATTATCAGACCGCCTTTCACCTCGGTACTTCCGTCTTCCATAGCCTTCTTGAGGTACTCTGTCGATTTGATGGATTCGTCTATCGCGTCGTCGATCAAGTCCGACATGTTGCTGCTTATTTCATAATAATCGGAGAATACTTTTCTGAACTCGGTGCCGGTTATCTCGGATGTCGTACTCATATCGGCCAGCAGGGGCGTGAGATAATCTTCGAGTGCCTGGAAATAGACCGTAAATGAATCCGTGGGGACATCATACTTTTCGGCATTCGCCATGATGCTCCAATATTCGCCTTGAATCCGCGCCCATTCATTAGCCACCTGCTGTTTGTCGGAGGGCGTCAGGCTCGAATCCGAGGCGATGTAGTCCACATCCAACTTCACCTGTTCGATCTGCGCCTGCACATCCTCTTCGGCCGTGATATACCCCGTGGGGGCCTTGTTGCCTTCCGTAAGCTGAATGTCGTAGAGATACATGGAAACACCTTTGCCGACATACATGTATATCTTCTGCACCACACGCGAAGCATCGATGGTGTGGACCACTTCATATACTCCTTCCGTTCCCGCCGGAGGAGCGGAAAGCACTTCTTTGGTGCCGTCTTCGTATACGATACGGAACGTAATTTCGGCACCCTGCTTGATTCGGGCTTTGAAGACGTACGGAGTATTCGGCTTGTATTTTATCTGGCCGCCGAAACAGTCGGGGACCGTCGAAACCTGGGAGGCGTTGGTTGCGGCAAGCCCGGCTTGTATAAGTTTGCCCCAATTGACATACAAATATGCTCCGTCCGCGTCCGCCCCCGAAGTTACGACATCCGTAACGCCCTCTTTGGCGCTGTTCCATTCCCGGATAAACTGCTTGGCGATATAGTTGCGGGCGCCGACTTGCAGGTTGTCCACCGCTTCGTCAGCCTGCTTCTGTGCCACGAGGTTAGAGAAGCGGCTCACCTCGGCGTAGTAATCGGCGAATTTCTGGTTGAAGGTGTCGGGGACGATCGTCGTATCGGTGTCCGAGGTCAGGCTGATGTTACTCAGGTAGGCTGCGAGAGCATCGTAAGCTCCTTTCAAAGCCGTTATCGATACCCCGAAGGATGTTGCATCCGTCTGGTATTTGGCATACTCTTTCTGTATCTGCGACCATTGCTGTCGCACGGCGGGTTTTTCCTCTTTGGATAACGTACCGTCTGAAGACATGGCTGCCAGTCGTTCTTTGGCTTCGTTGGCTGCCGTATCATCGGTGTATTTGGATGCTTTGTCCCAATCCGAGCTTTCGAAATTGCCCGTTGCACGGGATTCGATACAGCGCATGATGTCGCCACCTTCGCCCTGCGTCCAGATGTCACCCACATCGTAGGGTGTAGTCGGTGTTACGACGAATACACGACGTTTGGCATCGGCCGTGTCCTGCGCCCGCGCCGCCTCTTGCAGGGCCTTTACCGCATCGCTGTCGGCGATCGGCGTCCATTTATAGGTTCCGTCCTCTTCTTTTACCCACCGCCACGATTTGCCCGCATCGGGGTTCGTCGTCTCGTCGCTCGATATGGTGAAGTGAATCTGCGGGTATTCCGCCGGAGTGATTTTGGCATTATCGGTTTTGCGGATGACAAAAGCCATGTAGGGATTGTCGCTTCCGACAGTATAGCTCTGGCTCCATATGTAACTTGCTATAACCGCTCCGGATGACGCTATCGGATTGTAACCCATCGTATAGCCTTCGCCCACCGACAGTACGGCGCCTTTGGGTATTCCTCCGACCGGAGTTTTGAGCCGGATGCGGGTGCTGTCGGCGATTTTGATCTGATCCCAGGTCTTAATGCCGTCGATATAGGATGCACCGATGCTGCCCTGCTCCCAGCAGCCTGCGTCCGTCGGGTCGAAATTCGCGGGCAGCGTATTGGTGAACGTGTCGCCGATATGGTTTTCCTGCTCGCCGTCCGCTATCCATGTTTGGGCCGGTTCATTGTAAAGCGAGGGAGTATAGGGATAGAACCAGTTTTCCACGACACCGTCCAGCCGTTTGTTGATCTCGGACAATTCGCCGGGCAGCGTGTTATCGATGTAATCTTTGGCTTGCTGAGCTTTGCGATCGGCGGAATTGGCAGTGGCCTGGGCTTCGGTGGCCGTCTGATCGATCTGTTCGATGTCGAACTCCTTCTGGAACTGTCCCGTCGCGGGGTCGTAGAGCTTGCCTTGCTTCCAGCCTGCCTCCGGGGTGAATGCCACGCCGACGCCGTTGTCGCCTACCAGCCGGAACAGCTTGCTCCGGGTGTCCAGCAGCGCCTTCTTGTCCAGGCTGCTGATCATACCTTGCAGATAGATATTATCCAGATAGGCCGAATAGCCCGACATCTGGATCCCGAAGACGGAGAGGTTCGTAAGGTCACCGAACTGTGCGGCGATATTCTCGGCCGTAAACTCCCAGTCGCTGACATTGCGGAGATAACGCTGGTAGGTGCGCGTCGAGTAGCGCGAGCTCTGCCGGGCGGGATTCGTGAACGATCCGTAGGCTACGAAGGTCATCGATTCCATCGGATCGATCTGCTTGGTAAAGGTGGCCGACAGGGGGCGCAGCTCGTAGCGGAACCGCTCGTTGCGGTCGCCCAGGACCTCCGTGATACGGAAATAGACCGTTGCGAAGCCTGAGAAAGAGAAGTTGCCCCGGCCGTCGTCGGAATCTGCCGTCGCATTGTTCGACGGGTCGAAGTCGTGGAAGATACCCATGCAGATATCCCCGACAGCTACGGCGCCGATCTCTCCCTCTTCGAGTTTGAGCGTTACGAGCTTCTGCTCCTTGTCCACGCTCTCGATCACCCCGGCGCCCGGAGCGCTCCAGTCGTCCCCGACGCTGATGCCCACACGGTTGTACCGAAGCTCCGGAACCTCCAGAAAACGACGGATGAAGAGGCTCTCCAACTCGCCGGCGCCTTTTTCACTTATAAACCCGCCCACTCCGGTAATACCGGAGGCATATGATGGTCCAAATTGTGCCCCTGCGTTGAAAGTCATTCTACCTTTGAACGTATCGGGTGCCTGCTTGTTGGCAAACTCCCATATTGCCCTTCGTGCAGAATAAGCATTTGTATCGGTCGGGAAAGTATTATCGTATCGGGTGATTAGATATATAGCCGCTCCATTCTCCGCAATGCCTATACGTTGGGAATAGAGCGATGCTTTCACGTCCGATTCAATACTGCCCAGGCGGGAATAAGGAGTATTGTCGCCTATCGTATAGGTTGCGATGTACTCGTTGTATAGTTTTTTTTCATAACCTTGAATCCGGGAAAGACGACCGTCTATACCGAATTGAGGACCCATTAATCGTACAGCCTGTCCTGCTTCGTAGTTTTTTTCGTTGTGTGTACAATACACGGGATTCGTTTCACAGTCATAGACTGTCGTGTCGCTGCTATGTTTGGCAGCATAGGAAGTGCCGACCTCAAGAAGTTCTTGTTCTGCTTCGTCTATGCGTTGCTGGGGGAGTTTGACGCCTGTGAGTACGAAAGTGTCAGGCCCTCGGTCATCATCTTTTCCACGAGGACGCATGTTTTCATTCGGTATAATCTGCTGACTTTCGCCGGACGTTTCGACTTGGGCGATGATTTCAAATTTCTTGTTGAATCCGTCTTCGGGTTTCCAGGTCGCGGGGTCGATATTGTCGCCATTGTCGTCGATAAGGGCGAGTTCGAAATCCCAGCCGATCAAATCGCCGCTCGTAAAATGTGCCCCCAGCGTTTCTCCTTCGATTACGTCTGAAGGTAGAAATGGCGTGTCGTTGCATACCATGACGTATGCCTTGTCGGTCTGCCCTTCAATGATTGTCCGATCGATAGTTTCTACCGAAGTGACGGTTTCCGTGTTCTTCGGGTAGATGTCGTCGAAAAACACTACGACTTCCTTGATTTCGTTTTTTGTAAGTCCGGGACGTGCGTCTATGTATTGCTGCCCATCCGGAAGCCGTAACCGGACTTCGGAAACGTGGTTCGTTACGCCGCCCTGTTCGGATTGTCCGTATTCTTTCGTCAGGTTGCGCGTGGAGCCGAATACATAGAAACGGGTCCCGTATTCGGAATCGTCCCCTTTCTTGGCCGGGATGCTTTTGACGACTTCTCCGCGTTTGAATGTTTCCGGCGTTCCGAAGTTCAGTTTTCCGAAATGCAGGGTTACGATACTGCCGTTCTCCTCGGTCCACCATTCGACATCGAAAGTCTCGGCAATGGATGATAAGGCATCCCAACAGGTATCGCCATTGAACGATACGAGCTTGTTGGTTTCCGGATGTTCGACATTTACACTTCCCATCTGCCAGTTGTTTCCTCCCAGTGCCTTGTTCATGTTGGCGACGATGAGCGCCCCGAAGGATGCCAAGTCTGTCGTGTTGTGGAATACAGCTTCAGGATTATCGCCTCCCAGCCAGAAGCAGATGAAATTTTTCATGTGGTTTTGCTGCGCCTGGAACTGAAGCGTGTATTTGTAGCCGCCGGTTTTGTTGTCGAAATCCGGATAAACCTCCGACATGATTTCGAATTTGCGGCCTTTGTAGGTGATGTATGATCCGAGGGGGAAATCCAGCGGGGTAAGCAAACTAAAGGGGAGTTCGATGTAATAATCCCCCATAAGTGCGTATTTGATAATGGCACTCGTTGTTACGGGCGCATCGTATATCGCTTTACCGGAAGGGTTGTATATTGTCATTTCGTCGATATATGTATCCTGTGCCATCACAGGGTCGATACAAAAGTGTGGGGTTTCGGCACATTATGCAAGTAATTTTAAGAAAAAATACAGAAAAACGCCCCGGTCTTTTGACCGGGGCAAGAGGGGGTTGCTTCCATCCGTATTTTAAGGTTTAAGCCATGAACTTTGCGGCTTAACGATTAGACGAGCGTTGTTATATGCCATCTTCAATGTTAAGCATGTGCGCGCTGTATAGGTATTATTCCCTATTTTATGCGTGGCTAAAGCTAAATCCGGATTGGGTGATCCAGGGGTAAGGCATAAGGGCAACAGAAGTTGTATTTTCCCTTCGTAATACTGGGGGACAGCTATTTTGTAATTTGACCTTGCTTTTTTTTGGGCTTCATTAATCGCGCCAACGAGTCTTCTGCGCATTTCGTCTGAACTCAGCCCTTGCATGTGTGCAGGAAATCTGTCCATGTTGTCCGCAATGATATGGTCGATTTGAGGGACTACCCTGCATTGAGGATTGAAAATCAAATCCTCGGGTTTCTGGAAAAAATCAGCAATGTCCGGAATATTATCGCCGAATTTGCTAATTAGCTGAATATCGCTTTCCCTGACAAATGCCTTGAAAACATAAGGCGATAAACCTTTCTCGGCTACATCTGGCCTATTGTTGCGTTCAGCAAGAGCAAATATGCTTTCCAAATTTGCAGTTACAAGTCCAGTATTGAAACATGCAAAATTGTTATCAGAAGAAAAGGATATTTTATTTTCAGATTTAATTTTGCGGAAAGTATGTTCGATATAACTTTTCAAAATGGAATATTTGGCTTGCGTAGCATCTGAGAAATCCCATGGTTCCGGATCTGCTATATTATTCGCAAGATATTCAATAGATGCGTCATAATTAGGGAACCAACAAAAGTCAAAAAGAGCCGAATGAAATTTTTTCATAAACGTAAGTTTTTTATATTGTCAATAAATAAAAAGACCGCCATGTAATATTATGACGGTCTTATTGTATCCTTTATGTTCGATATTCGTGGTTACGGATAGACCCGTACGTCTATATTTCATTATATGATGCAAATATAATACACGTTTTTTCGAGGTGCAAATTTTTTGCCAACTTTTTAGTTGCACTATGAAAACGTAGCCGAATACACGTTTATTGTCCTAACGTATGGAAATGATAAAGAGCGAAATTCGTAAGATTGGAGAAGAACTGCAATTGATTTGATAAGGATGGGGAGGGGCTAACGCATCATTTTACGATGAATAGCAGAAGCGAGTAAAAGGCTGGGATAGATTCCCGGCCTTTCCTATTCGCGTGCCGCCCGATCTGCGGGGTTGGGTTCTCGGAATTTCACTGCTAATTTACAGGCATTCAATCGATAATTTTCAAATTGAGTGCTGTTGCTATATAAAAGATTATACGTATTGCCTAAATCCGGGACATATAGTGTTACGGTTCCTTTGTGTAATTCTGCAACAAAAGCAGCATAGTTAGATAAAAATGCCTCTTGTGATGTTCCTTTGATCAAAAATGTCAATGTTACGTCACGTTCATTTACAACCGGTGAATCCGGAACAATAATATCTATTCCGTTTTGTGTTGGATCGTCATTTTCGACAAATTCTTTGAGAGATGGAGGTGTAAGGAGGGCTGCATATGCTCCTGAAAGCATGGCAACTCCCATTGTAGATAACGGTTTGTTATTTATAGTTACTTCTGTTGTTGGCATGTTTTATAGGTTATCAAGTTTTCGATTTATTGCAACAAGAGTTTCGCCCATTGCAGGCAATATGCGGGTGTATGTTCGAATATCTGCGACATTACCATTCAATTGAATCATAATATCTCGGATGTCAAAAGTCACATTACGCGTATCCATATTGATCGATCGAAGCAGCTCCATACCATTGACAAGGATGTTCATTTTACCTTGCATGTCAGTAAAGCGACCGTTGAGTTCGTCGCTTGTGTCTTGGGACATTGCCTGAAAACCGCGTGAAGTAGCATTCTGGGTAGATGCCTGATTGTCGGATAGCAGAGAACCTGCCCATCCATATTTATCATCTAAATATTTTTGTAAGTCATCAGCCATTTTATAGGCCTCCTCTTGTTCCTCGGCTGAAAATACCCCATCTAACCAGAACTCTTGCAATTTCTCGCGAATTTTCTTCATGGCTTCGGAAGATTGTATGGCAGATTTAATACTTTCTATTACCATTTGACGCATCATATTCCGAACCACATCTCGTGCGGTTCTTGCCCGATCTTCCCCGTTTGCCCATGCATCGGCGTAAGCTGTTGCGAAATTATCAATTGCAGATTTTAGATCTTCGCCAAAAATTGCATCTAAGGCCTTTTCCTTATTTTCTTCTATTTGTTTATTTATCTCATCAATTTGATTTTCCCATTCTTTGATTCGTTCTTCATCCGTGTCTTTTTTACTACGCTCTTCTGCTATTTGATTTTGTATCAATATTTTTTGCTGTTCGAGTAATTCATTTTGTTGTTCGATAAGTTCAGAAGCATCTGTAGAGTATGCCTCTTCAACGGCCTCCCCGAGTTCATCATATGATTTTTCGAGAGCATCAATTTGATCTTGTAAGCGCTGAATGTTACGTTCTTTTCGTCGATCTCCGCTGAAAAGGTTTATCAGGCTGGTGATAGCCGACACAGTTCCTTGAATGCCTTGAACAATATTTCCAGATGCGAATCCACTCACAGCTTGTGCTGCTCCGCCTACAGCACCTGCAATGTTGTTAATGGAGGCCGTCGTGTCTTCATCTGCTCCCAATGCTGACGCAATAGAAGACACACCGCTTATCGATGCAGCAACGATGTCAATTGCCTCCGCTACTGCTTGCCAGGCATCTTCACGTAGCTTTACAGCTCGAAGATCATCCCCATCTGCAAGTGCCTTTTTATAAGCCTTGAAGTTTGCCGAAATACTTGCGAATGGATTCTTCCGAGTGGCTATATCTGCTGCTTGGTCAAGTTGATCGGTTACTGTTTTCAGATTGATAGGGTCGAGGTCGGCATCTTGGAGCAGTCTGTTTATGTTGTCAATAATACGCAATATCTCACGGCTCGACAAGGCGTCGAGGTTTTGGAACAGATTAATCCAGTCATCGGTTTTCATCAGTTCGTCCACCTTGATTTGTCCGATTTCCTCTGTTTCATGTTTGTCGATTTGAGGAATAAGGTCGGAGCGGCCGTTCTTTGTTGCTGTTTCCCTGTCTTTGGCGTGTTTCTCGCGTATCTTGGCAATCTTATCCTCCATCGTACCGTATTTCTCGACAATGGTATTTAGGCTGGCCGCAATTTCCGCTTGGTCGATCTTGATACCCAAATCGGTCGCTTGCTCTTTGGTGATATTTCCAGCCTTCAGAGCATCTTCTACCCACTTGCGGAACTCCTCGTATTTGTCTTTTATGCCTTTGATGCGGCGATCTTCTTCCGAGAGCGTGTCATCGGTGATCTGCTTGTATATCTTGTCAAGCTCTTGGGCGTATTTCAGTTCTATGGCAGCTCGGTCATCGGCATTTTTTTGCTGAATATTCGATTGCCTTTCCTGAAAATCTTTTGTTTGATCTGCAGTTATGATTCCACCCTGCGCGGCTTTAAGTTTCGATTTATCCTGCTCGAGTTTGTTCATTTCCTCTTTTGTGCGCAAGTCTATTTCGGCCAGCTCTTTCTGCTTGCCATCTTTCAAAATATCGATGCGCGATTGCTGAAGGGCTTTATCATTGGCGAGAATAAGATCGGATAGCTTTTTCTGGGCTTTGGCGGCATCCGTCACCGTTTTGCCCGAAACGCTGTATTGTTTAATTTTCGAATCGTATTCGGCGATTTTGGCGATCAGCTCATTCCATTTCGCTGTCCCTTTCAATGAAACGTCCATCGCTTCGAGAGCTGCTTCCGCCTCCTTCTTCTGTCCTTCCCAATAGGATTTGTTGCGATTGGTTTCTTTTCTGTCTGACCGTAGGGATGATATTTCATTTTGTTTGGTTGCGATTTGAGATAGATTCGACTGTTTAAGCGACTGATAATAATCTTCGCTCTCACCATACAGAGGAAGCAAATACGGGGCTTCTTTTTGCTTATTGCGTGCATTCTCAATTAAACGGTCGATTTCTGCGTTTTGGGCTTTCAGCTCGTCGATATTGCCCTGCAATGTGGCAATCTTGACCTCCGCAGGGGCAGCGTCCCACTCGGCGGCTTTTTGTGTTTCTTTTAGTTCATAGAGCTGTTTGCGGTACTCGTCCAACTCAGCCTCTGCATTTTTATAAGAAAGACTAAGTCCGGCCATTGCTGTCCTATCACCGAATTTCATAGCATCTGCTATCGCTTGATCTAACCTTTTGACCTTTTCGAGGGCGGCATCATACTGCTCTTGCAGATTGTTCTCCTTGCGTGTGTCGTTGATGTCGTTGAGCTCCTTTGTAAGATCGATAAGCGACAGGAGCTTGATTTCCTCCTCGCTGTACCGCTGCAACAGTTCGGGGTAGAGACGTATCAGCTCCTCGTAGGCTTTGCGCTTGGTGTAGGCCGTGCTGACCTCGTCCTGCATGGTCGCATGCAGCTGCTCGGCCTTATTCTTCTGTTCATCGAGCTTCTGATTGTAGGCGTCGATGGCGGCGTTTACCTTTTCGTAGGCTATCTCCTCTGCGGATTTCGCCGTGATAATCTTGTAGAGTGTGACGGCAAACGCGGAGGCGGCCGCAGCGATCAACACATAGGGATTCTTCATCAAAGCCGCATTCAGTGCCTGCGTCTTCTTGGTCAGCGTTCCCATTACGGTTTGGAGGGTGGAGAGACCGAAAGCGTGGGCGAGCGTTACCGTCCTGTGTACCCTTTCCGTTGCCGTCAGGACAACCAGAGCCGCCTTATATGTACCATAGGCGACGACAAGCTGGGCGACAATGTCCAGCACCTGATTATAGTTCTCGACGAGTGAAATCGTGCCTTTGAGTGCACCTGCAATGATGCCTTCTTGCGACTTGCCGAGGTCGTTGAACATCATGTCGAGAGCATCGCCGAGATTGGAGATGAGGCCCGTAATGGTTTTGGATTGCTCCTGCATGAGGTTGTGGAACTTCCCGCCCTCGTTCGTCATGCTTTCAATAGCCTTCTGCACCTCTGGAAAGCCTATTTTGCCTTCCGTGACCATCTGTGAGATTTCCGCGCGGGTCTTGCCGAGTTGCGTTGCCAACTCTCCCGCGAGGTCGATGCCTCGGCTTTGGAACTGCATTACGTCACGCGTGTATAAACGCCCCTGTACGGCCGTCGTGCCGTACAACCACGTGAGGTCTTGCAGGTTCAGTCCCAGACCGGCCGCAACATTACCGAGCCGAGTCAGTGTGTTGGTAATATCCTCTGCTGCGAATCCATATGCGAGAAGCTGGCGGGCGCCGCTGGCCACGCCTTGCAGGTCAAACGGCGTTTTGGCGGCCAGTTCGACCATTTGTGACATCAATGCATCAGCCTTTTCTTTACTTTGGAGCAGAGTTGCGAAGGCCACTTCGAGCTGTTGAAACTCGCCACGAGTTTGCGCGATTTGTTTCACCAGCCCCGCAAGCGACACTCCGACGCCGATTTGTCCGAGGGTGGTAGCCAGGCGACGCATTGCAATATCCATACGGTCGGCGTCCGTCACGACACTGGACGTTACGGTTTTGGCCGTTTTCTGAAGTTCACGGAACTTGCGAATTGCTTCATCGTTATCTATGACTACGGTAAGGTTTATACTCATAATACGATGACGGTTTTATCTTTATTGATTTCTACCTTTGATCCGCTGATGTTCACGACTTTTATTACGGCATAATTCGAAGCGTTGATTGTGGCCGAGGCTCCATGCATAAGAATGACAGTGTGGACGAAATCTACTCCCGAGGCTTCTATTTCAGCCGACGTATTGCCGACTAAGCAAATGTATTTTCGCTTGTCGAGCCTTATGCATCCGCAATCCACATACATGTTGCAATCACTCACTTCGTTTTTGTGAGCTTGAAATATTCCCAGCGGAGGGAAATTGTTTTTATGGCAAAATTCAAGTCCTTGTGGCGTAAAAAACAGAGAGGTCAGGGAGTGAAAATTTTTCACTTTGTCCAGTCGTTCGCAGGCGCCGAGTGCGGACGCGGATTTTAGGATGTTGTCAAGCATATAAATTATTTCGTTTGTTATCGTTTGCCTCCTGCCATCAGAAGAAGTGTGTTCATTGCATTAGGATCGTTCATGTCAATTATATCGGGAACTTTTGATTGTTCATTGTTGGGAATATTAGTTGTTGATTTACTTTTACAATCCGTTTTTAGAGCGTCGGAAATCATAAGCTGTACGTTAGCCCATGAAATCCCCCAAAGAATATATTCAAGAGTCCAATGATAGCGGTTTATAAGATTATCTATTTGTCCCCAGATACTGCGCCCTCCGTAGTGGCTATCCGCTCCGCTGTTGTCGTTGGGGAAATCATTACCCGCAGCGTTCTTACCAAGCGAATAGCGTTCATAAAATCCGCGTAGTAGGATTGAAATACGATGGTGGACAAAATGTTTGTAAGAGCTGTTGTATCCATTGTAGGGGACCAGTATATAAGTTTTGTCCGCTCTTTTAGCATATCTTCGATTTCTTGTTGCGTCCGAAGTGTGGCGATAGCGATTATTTCGGCCACCTCTTTTGATTTTTCGGAGCATATGGTCCACATACGTTTAACAGCACCCTCCATCTGTTCGTCGTCGAAAATCAGATCAAGGTCTATTAGTCGGCGACTTATCATCGCGAGTCGTCCGAGTTGGAGGGGGTATAGGTAAAGGGTTATTTGTTCTTTGTCATTGCCTTCAATCTCGAACGATTCAATTTTTTCAGTCAGTGTGTCAAGTGCACGTTGTTCTGTAAGGCGGCCGACTTCTTCTTTTTTCATATTATAAACTATTGTTTTTGCTCCCGCCCCGTCCTCGAGACGTGATGCAAGTCGTCAGCTTTCCAGCGGGATAGAGAATTTACAAAACGCTCTTGGTATATTCCGGAGTTGTAATCGGCCACCAGGAATAACCACCTTGTTCCGGAGCTAAAACTTTCGCAGATACTTGAATTTGGAGCGGGTCGGTTTTATTGATTCCACCACCCAATGTCGCTACATATTTTAACCTTGCAAAAGCGATGGAGCCTCCACTTTTGGAATCGAATACGAATGCTTTTACTCCTTCGTAAATCTCGCCTTTTGCAGGTTCTGTAGTTCCGAAGTAAAATTCCATCGTGTCGTCGTCAAAATCTACGACATTCCAAGTAACTTCTTTTGTGCCTGTCGTTTCGTCGATTGCAGAGTAAAATGGGTCTGCTTCTCCTTCCCGATAAAAATCATTACTGGAAGGTATCGCGAAATTGGTGGAAACACCACCATTATAAGGCTGACTGATTTTGGTGAAAGCCTTCATTAAGTCGGCAGCCTCAGCGTCTTTTACTCCTTTCGGGAGAGGATTACCTGCATGAACGGCTTTCAGTCCGATTATTTGTCCCATGTTTAATATTTTTTAAGTTTTACTTTGAGGTTTGAAAATGTGTAGGAGATCCCCTCCTCACTAATAAGAGTTTCATCGCTCACATCAAAGAACCAGCGTTCGTTGATAGGGTAGTATCCTAGTGAATCGAAAGCGAGACGAGTTAGTTCGTTCAGACGGTTGCGATCGGGGTAGCGTTGCTCTTCACGACCGATTGTCGGTGTTGTGTCCGGTACATAAATGTTTACATTTACGGTTGCCACCTGCGAATCTCCGACGACATTTGACAATGAGCCTACGACGATAAATTCTCCCGAAGGATTATTCGGGTAGTGGTCCGCATACATCATCGGCACGGTCTTCCCTAACAGCGAATCCCGGATGCGATCCCAGACGAGTTTGAATATTTCCGTAGAGGTCAGGTTCATCGCTTTTTCGATTTTAAGAATCGAGCGAACTCCGCTTTGAGTTTTTCAGCAGTAGATTCCACCCAGTTTCCCGACCCTTCGAGAACGTCGAAACCTTTAGCCTCGACATATTTCGCGTATTCCATACCGGCTACCCATACGAGATATGTTTTGTTAGCGGGAAGTTCACGGGCGACAGACCGGGCATGTTCAAGCCCTTTGGCATGAGCTTCATCGGCACCTTTGTTCCCTTTAGGATTGCCGTCCGGTCTGACACGGCGGTTATACTTGAAAGATTCAGCAATGATTCTTCCGTATTGTACCACAACATACCCGATGGAGTTGCGTAGGTTACCCGTGTGATCGGTATAACTACCGTGTTCGCGGGCGTACTTCACCACTCTTTCCCCCAACGCCGACAACCATTCTACAGCTTTTCGGTCGTACTCTTCTTTTGCTCGCGCAAATTCAAGTTCCACCTCACGCCAGTTGGTACACTTTACAGCCATAATCTCGTGTTTTCGTAACGTTGTCCGCTTTTGTAGAATCCCTGTACCGGATACGACGCCGTGTCCTTGTCTTTCGGTTTGGCCTCAGTGCGGAGCGAACGGTCGAAGATGTTGAATCCTCGGCTGTCGAATATGCGTACTTTCGTCCCGATAGGAATTGGCTGTGTATCTGCAGGCATCGTAACCTCGAAAGAGTAGAGGAAGGCATCCCCGTTTTGCCCTTTGATTTGCTGTGCTCGTCCATTCTGACGGGCATTGCATCGTCCGATGACACGCCATTCATGCGCACCTTCGATCCACGAACCATCAGGATTTTGCGAGGCGTCCTCCTCGTACCACATTTCGAGCGTATAGGGGAATCTTACCATTGGTCGGAAATGTCGGTAATTTTCGATCGAGTATCGAACTCTTCGGCAATATCGTCCAGCCCGTTTTCCTTTGCGATATGGAAAATGCGCTTTTCCAGTTTGTCCGTGTACGACAATGAATAGCCCCCGTTGCTCTCACTCGCAAGAACAATGAGATTTCGCAGAATGGCGATTGTGGCTTTTGCCACGCTAATTTTATCGGTTACCGTATAGTCTGCTTGAGTGTCTATTCCCTCGTCAATGCAGGCCTTTTCTTTGAGGAAAGGATCCACATCGTAAGGATACAGACTTGCCGATATTGCCTCGAAATTCTTCATACAACTACGATTCTACGGTCAGCGAATAGATGCCGTTGATTTCGGTGATAACCGGAAGTGACAGCGACTGTGCTTTCGTGAACTCTACGCCGTTAGAGTTGTCGGTTTCGCCCTTGCCCCACTGTGAAATGCGGATGCGTCCGTAGTTAGAGTAGGTGACACCCGGCTCTTGCCGCAGCTCGTTGTCGGCATAGGCGTTCTTGATGACGCCCAGTTTGCCCGCAGGTACGAACACGAGGTTCTTGTCGTTCCACGGCGAATACTCCGTAAGTTTACCGTTATCCTGAATACGGGTCATGCGGCGGATGACTTCGAATGTCGGGAATCCGTTCGAACGCATAAACTCGTTCAGGTTCGCCAGCAACAGCGGTGTGGACGACTTGTCACTACCGAATACCGCCAACTTCATCTTCTTGTTGCGGAGGATATACGACAGGCGTTTCTGCGAGAGCAGAATGCGGTCGAACGTAACTTTGTCCTGTGCAGCATCGAGGATGGCTTGAATATCCTCCAGCGTATCGACCGTATCTTTATTGCCATCCGTCCATAACGTTTTCGCGGTGGCAATGTTCTCGCTCGGCATTTTGTAGTCGATCGTACCGCGCACACCACCCTCTGGGTTATTGGACGCGTCAAACGTGAATACGCCTTTGTTCGACAATGCTCCGAGGAAGATGATGTCCAGTTTCGATTGCACGGAGTTCACGACCTTCGTAACATTGTTCCACATCAGATTGATGAGCTGCTGTGTCTTGGCCGAATCGGACAGCATCCGCGAATCGAGAATCTGCAACGCCTTACGATACTCTTCGATAGGCATCGAATAAGACATCTGGTGGGTTAATACCTTCTGCTTGATCGTTTCCAGTCCCTCGGTTCCCATGATAGGCTCCTTACCTTTGGAGTCGAGCGTTGCAGCGGCGACGCTCAAATTGTACGAGCCGATCAACTCCTCGAAGTTCAGTCCGACGGTGGGGGTGTCCCAGTCGAGGAATCGCTCGTAAATATTTTGGTCGAATAGCCGCTTACGCAGTTCAGAGGCGGCATCGATGCGAATCTGCACCTGTTTAGTCAGTTCGCCGAAAATGGATGAATAAAATACTTCGTTCATTGTTTACCTCCTCTTTTACTGTCGTACATACTTGATTTCGGGGTTGTTCTTCAGGCTGTAACCCTGAAGCCATGCAGCAGGGACGGGATAGGCTACATCCTTGAGGATGATACCTGCATATCCGGCCGATACGGTCTGGAATCCGTTATTGGCGGAATAGACCATGTCGGTTTCGACAACTGCATCAGGCAGATTGTCGTCCGAGAGGACATCTACGCCTTCAGTCGCACCCGTTACGGCCGCTGCGAACGTGATCACATCGTAATCTGCATTTTTGGTATCAATGCTTTTTACGGTCGAATTTGACTCGCCGACCTTAACCGCATCTCCTACTTGGAGCATGGAACCCTTCTTGACATGTGGAGCAGTGGTTGTGCCGCCCGACAGAACACGTGCACTCTTGCATATGGAACATTCCATGTTGTCGAAGTCGAGCTTGATCGGCGTACCTTTGGGAATCTTTGTCCCTTCGGGATAGGTTCCCTTCAGTTTGAAGTCCCCCGGCAATACGGCGAACTCACCGCGCCAGAATATGGGGAAACCGCCCTTTACTTTTGTTTTTTCAAATACGATTGCCATGATTTTACGTTTTGGTTACTCTTTGTCCGGAAGTGTTTCAGCCCACGCCTTTGCGAGTTCTTTGCCCTGCGCTTCGGGCGTGGACATCGGGAATCCCGAACCTTTCCCTTCCAGCTCTGCGGTAACCAGATTTTTCTGCACGTTTGCGAGGTAGTCGCCGATCGTTTTTTCATCTGCATCGTCGGCGATGACGAATCCCTCTTTCATGCGCCACTCCGGAATACCGAGTTCTTTTGCCTTTGCGGAGATGAGATTGGCCCGGTCGTTCTTGGCCTTTTCAGCTTTCAGAGTATCGCTCTCCGCTTTGATGGCGTTGTAACGCTCCTCCTGTTGCTTCTTGTAGGCTTTGAACCACGCAGGTTCCTCATCGTCGGGTTCGTTTTTTTTGCCCTGCCCGCCCCCATTTGCAGGAGATGCCTCACTCTTTGCCTTGAGTTCGTCATACAGTCCTTTCAGTGCGTTGTACTCGGTGCGTGCACGATCAGCGTCAGACTGGAAAACTTTAAGGAAAGGTTCGACCCCGCTGACTGCGGTTTCAATTTGCGATTCATCGGTGACGGATTTTTCCAAAATGGAGGCTACTCCGTCGAGAGCCTTCGCTCCGAACCCCAAATTAGAATACTTGGTTTTCAGCGCTACGAGAATTTTCTCTTTCATGTTTTTTCGTTCTATATGGTTTCGAATAAATCATCATATTCGCACAAAAAAGGTCTGTCAGCCGACGCCAACAGACCCACTAACAATTACATGAAGGTTATATCGTTCTGCAACTGGTGGGCTGCGACTTCACAGCCTCTGCGACAAAAGTCAGTATGTTCGGCACATTATGCAAATTATTTTAAGGAAAAATTCGTTAAAAAAAGAGGAGAGCAATTCTCACTGTCGGAAAATAGCTTTATTGAAATGATTCATTCCAAAAAGTGCGAAAAATAGTGCAAGAAGGAGAGGTATCCCGCAATGGGAAATTAGATTGGGTTTGTGTCTAAATTGTGTGCCCGACTAAAAACAAACCAGTCACCTACAGGGCTGTAAGTGACTGGTTTTCTGTGTGGTGCCACCGGGAATCGAACCAGGGACACAAGGATTTTCAGTCCCATAATTATATTTTTGAATAATTATGTGTTGTTTGAATTTTTATATGAAAATCAATGTTTTAAGCTTCCAAATGTGGCGATTTTATTTTGTTTATTTTTATCTATTTTTGTTTGTTTTTGTATTTTTGTGTCGAAATTGTGTGTTGAAATAATAATTATCCTATCAAATGAACTATTCAAAAGACGGAATAACAGTTGCGCCCATAATAGATACGAGTCATCCGAAAAAGAACGGAAAGTGCCCCGTAAAAATTCGTGTAACCTATCGCCGGGATCGTCGCTATTATCCGACGGGCAAAGACCTTACCTTGGATGAGTGGGAAGGTCTGACTACAACGAAGGTTCGCGCCCTTGTGGCCGTTCGTAAAGATATAGAAAGCAGTTACCAAATTGTTCGTGGGGTTGTTGAGGAATTGGCACGCGACGGTATTTTTTCATTCGATAGCCTCAACAAGCGATTGAAACGTTCGGGGGTTGATACTCTTAACCGTGCATTTGCGGCTAAAATAGCGGAATTAAAAGAGCAGGATCGTATCGGGTCAATGCTGGTTTATAATGTTGTTATACAGGGATTGGAGCGGTTTGCCGGGGATCGTATTGCTCTTGAATCTATAACGGTGGATTGGGTAAGACGTTATGAGCGCTTTCTACTCGGAGAAGGTAAGAGCCGTACAACGATCGGAATACACATGCGCCATTTACGAGCCATATTGAACGATGCTTGTCGATGCGATGCGATTAAACCCGCGCAATACCCGTTCGGCCGAGGGAAATATGAAATACAGGCCGGTGAGGGCCGTAAATTGGCTTTAACGCTGGAGCAGATCGGGCAGATCGCCCGCTATGAGGATGGGAACGAAGCAACGGCCAAATACCGGGATTATTGGCTGTTCCTCTACTTGTGTAACGGGATCAACGTCGCCGATTTCGTGAAATTGCGGTATCGTGATATTGTGGACGGTGAAATCTGTTTCGTGCGTCAAAAGACCGAGCGCACGACTAAGACCCGTAAGGAAATCCGGGTCGCGGTAGTTCCCCAGATGCAAGCTATTATCGACCGCTGGGGTAATACTCCAGCACCGAATAACTTTATTTTCCCAATTCTCGACGGGTCGGAGGATGCGGTGCAGAGCCACGCTAAAACAATAGCCGCTACCGGGTTAATCAATAAACGGATGCGGATGATCGGGGAGCAGCTCGAAATTGGGAACATATCGACCTATACGGCGCGTCATTCGTTCGCTACGGTGTTGAAGCGTGCCGGGGCGAATATCGCCTACATATCGGAAAGCCTCGGCCACCAAGATCTGAAGACGACGGAAAACTACCTTGCCAGCTTCGAGCGAGAGGAACGAGAGAAAAATGCTGCATTACTGACGAATTTTTAATACGATTATTTGCATAATGCGCCGCAGTGCAGTACCTTTGTCATATCGTGTTATTTTAGTTGGAATGATCGGCGGGGCACATCTTATTTCCGTCGGTCATTCCGTTTTTACTGCATTTCTCCTCTTGGATGTGGTGAATAGCAACAACCTCACGCCTAACCGACGCACTATTTCGCCGGACAAAGGGTGTTTCATTTTGGAACAGTGCTTACAGTGACGGAGAGAATGTCCGCCAAATGGACGATGAAACCTGGTGTTAATAGATTTTGCCTTTCCTGTTTCACCTTGCGAACGATGCTATTCTTGCTTTTGTAGTTTATAGGCGTGCACGATGCCTCATACTTTGCCTCAACTCCTTATGCAACACCTTGCAACTTATTCCCTACGTACTGCGCTTTTGCCAAGAGTTATACGGCATCGCGATTGATGAACAGCGAATCATTGAAGTGTTTTTTGTTTTCCCCTATGAAATACGGCAAATTCTTCGCCTTTTCGATTCTTTCGGTGTTGTCCTCGACCCATCGTTTGAAGTTGTCGGGCACATCCTTGACCTCATTCAGCGGTTCCTCCCAAAAATCCCTATCCGTGCCCTCGTTGGCTATAATTGGCACTGCATAGCACTTGCAGTTCGGGTGCCACCCGATGAATTTGAAAGATTTCGGATATTTTCCCTCCATTGCGTCACATATTTCCAGCGGCGCACGCCCTTTTTTGAAGCGCGGATACCAGAACTTTGCCAGCCACTGTACGTGCGATTTTGATGTTTTTACCTCATATCCGACAATAAAATCAAGTTGTTGCCAGCGGATACTGTCGGCTTCACGATAAGCGCTGTTTATTTCGGTGCGAGCCATACGCATAGCATTCTGATAAGATGACCGGTAAACGCCTTGCCCAGGGTGATAAGCCTGCGCCACTTTCGACAGGGTAAGATTGCCGAACGCATTTCGGACACGTCGAAATAGTTTGTCCGGCTCATTCAGATAGACGCGTACATCACGGCTTATATCGGCAGCGCTTCGGCCTTCGCTGATACCTATAGATAAGGATAATTCTATGTGCCGTTCGAACTGCTTGGCGATACTCCAAACTCTTTCGGATAAATTATGCCCGTAAGTTGTTCTACGTTGAAATGCCTCAAGTGCACCGAGATTGTGAAGCATCCATCCTTTTTTCGGATTGTCGAATAGTTGTTTTACCCATGAATCGTTCTTGTCGTTGGCAAAAAACCATTCCGAAGTGATCCCCGCTGTAATTATAGTGGACAACTTATTTCGGAATGAAGATAACGAGGCATCGGCTTGTTTACTACGGCTTTTGTTTGATGAGAAGGCGAACAATCGCCCCGTATTGGGTTGATATTTATATCCCATTCCCAGTCGAATCAATTCATCCGAGGCCACATCATACAAAGCCTCTATCTGTCGTAGATATTCTTCGACATGCGTTTTATGCTGTTGCTCCCATTGGGCGGCTTTCAAATTCAATCCGGGCATCGTTTCGAATTAGAATGTTGGCTCTATAATATTGTTCATAGATGCCTCTGCCTTCGCTTGCTTTATTCGCTCGATTTCAGCGGTAACATCATCGGCCGTTCCCATTAGTTCAACGCCCTTTTCCAGCGACATAACGCCATCCTGCACAGCACGGCCTATAGCCGCCCAACGTGCGGTGACATCTTCATTGAACGGTTCGGCAAATTCGTGTTCTATTTTGAGCGCAGCCAAATCAGGACGCAAATGAATATGGGTTACATTCATCATAATAGCGAGAATAAGATTTTTCTCCCTATCTACGGCTATGTCGTATATCTCTTTATTATTTTCGCGCTTGATATATCCCAGTACCATCGCGCGTTTGATCGCTTCGCCCGACAAAGTTCCCAGCCCAGCCATTTTCTCGGGTGTAAACTCGGGCGTGAAAGTGTCGAACAAGATGGACTGCGCGAGGTCTTCCTTTTCCCGTTGCTGCGTCTCGGAAGAGGTCGGTGGATTGATGTACTCGAATTTTGAATCCGCTCCGGTCATCCGAATCATTTTCCCGGGCTTGTCGGCTCGACCTTTCAAAAAATCTACGACATCGCCCGTTGCTGCGGCGATAGGGTCTGCGAAATAGTTATTTGTGTCGGATATTTTGCTGTCTATATCCTCCTCGCGGTCTATGCGGGGGTTGAGGCCTCCCCACGCTTTATCCTGTCGGTAGTAGATAACATTGATTTTTCCGGTTGGATTGGGAGTTGCAATAACCTCCCAATTAAGAGATCCTCGTTTGCATCGGTAGATCGTATCAGGTGTTTGAATATCGAAATGCTCGATAGTTGATGTCCCCTCTTTAAGGTAGTACCCATACCCGAATGCAATGAGGTTCTCGTATAGGTCGAATAATGGACGTAGGGTGTATCCTTTCGACTTGCAAATTACCACAACTTTTACCTGCGGTTGGAAATTCTCGTCCCGATAGATGTGGTAGAGCTTGGCACATTCAGTTTCTGCTCCCGCAATGCGTTTTGCTTTACGCATGGAAACGTTGAATCGTGTATCTTGCAAAAATTGATTATATGCTTCGAAAGCCTCGTCCGAACCTTCGTTGTTCACCTTCTTCCATCGTATCGGATTCCCGAGCAGAAAGAATAGTTCCACCTCATTGATGTACTTCTGTCGTGCACGAGGCAACTTCTCGGTACGATAAGGCTCCTGGCCTTTCCGCATCTTATCGGCCTTTCGCATAATACGGTGGAGTTCGGGGTTATATTCCTGAATCGCCTGCAAAACCTCCGTATCGCGATTCTGCATAAGTGTTTGAGCCTGTGTAATGTCTTTGTCCTTGATAAGCGTAAGCAGATCACGTTCTGCACCGGTTGCATTCAGATATTTATTGCGTATCGCATTGAGTAGGTTGTCCATAAATCCCATATCCGTACTTTTTACCAAATTCCTAAATCCTCTTTGTCTAAATCTTCTTCATTGTTGAAATACCCCCGCTTTTCGATTACTCCGGTCAGGGCATCTTCGGCGTCGTCATGGCTGTTGAACTCCTGCTGCTTACGGTATGATTTGACATGCGAGGCGAACTCCGGCCATTTGTGCTCCCATCCGGTCGGAAAATAAATAAGGTTTTGCACTTCATTCGATCGCGTGAAAATACGCACCCTTTTGTTGGCGGTCTGCGTAAATGGGTTGAACGATGTAAAGTTGTTACCGATTATTCGGCACTGCGCCTCAACATTGCGCCCGAAAGACCTGCCGCCATTGTTGCTCTCGACGTAGCAGATCTCCGTCTTGTTTCGGGACAGCATCTCGGCTGTTGCCGGCTCGGTATATTCCATCGGTTTCTGTGTATATAAAATGTCCGTCACGAAATTGCCGATGGGAGTTTCCGTATAGCAAATAGAACACAGATAGTCACTGCCGGTATCAGCGGTATCCGTGTAGTTCTTTCGCTTCATAGATGCTGCATATGGAATTATGTCGTATGTCTTAAACTCTCCATACATCAAACCTTCCAGCGGCTTCGGGTTCTGCATATATTGCGTTTCAAAGACAAATGAGTTCGATCTCTCGATTTTGTGCAGTTCCTCCAGCGTATGCTTAAATTCCCAGAGAGGCTGTTCCTGTCCGTTTTCGTCATGCCAGATGCAGGGCAACGAAAGTACCGTCCATTCCTCCGGCTCGATCTCCTGAAGATAGCCGCATAGATCGTGCTCATGGAGCCGTTGCATAATGATTATGATAGGCGTATTGCGCGAGTTCACGCGGTTGCGGATAGTCGATTCAAAGCGATTGTTCACCCGCTCGCGGATCGTTTCGGATAGTGCATCTTCCGGTTTGATCGGGTCGTCGATAACAATAGCTCCCGCAAAATCGCTTTCCCACGCAGGAATAAAATCACCCATTTCGCGCCGCTCCCTATACGGATCATTTACTTGACCTGCACCAAATCCTGTAACCTGTCCTGCTGCACTTACTGCATACAGTCCGCCTCCGACGGATGTATACCACTTTTTAGCATTCTTGCTTTCGACGACTACTTCAGGGAAAAGCCGCTGGTAGTAGTCTGATTGTACCGTTTCATTGATCTCTTTCGAGTTGTCGAGAACAAGATCATCGGAGTATGATAGGTGTATGAACTTACTGCGGGGGTTTAACGCCAGCCCGTAGGCGATGAAGTTCTTAGAGACAAGTTCGGTCTTGCCATATCGTGGCGCAATATTGATAATAAGACGCTTTATTTCGCCACGGACGACTTTGTCAAGAGCTTCGCATATTTTGCGATGATGATCGCCGACAATAAACCGCATCCCCGTCTTATGCTTGAACATGTAACGGGTGAAATTCAGCATACCGGAAAGACAGAAGGTACGCTCTATGTCTATGTCGCGAATCGGAGTAGTGCGTTAATACTCTTCGTTAAGTTTTAACCCATATTGTCTTGCCTCTTCGGGAGAGAGAGTGCGAGGTGGAATAAGTTCGGCACCATCTGCTCCTGTAACCTCTTGACGTTCTACATATCCCCGTTTTTTTCCGCGTGTTTTGAGAGTGAAAATGATCGCTGTTTCGGAGGGACGTTCGATCCAACCGGCAAATCTCTTTTCGCCATTCTCGTCCTTTTCGATGGCCGGAACGCCGGCAACCAATTTACGCAGGTTGCTTTCGGCCAAATCAACGAACCGTTCACGGGAATCTTCGAGGGCTTGGGCGAATTGCTCATCATCATTGCACCATGTGTAAATTGTGCTACGCTCTACACCTAAATTAGCAGCTATGTCTGACAAAATACCGCCGCAAGCATTTGCAACCTTGCGAAAGGTATCTAATTTCGGTTTTTTGGAGGGCATTGCCATTTTTTATACTGTCGTTTTTGTCGTTATTCGACCCGTTCAACCATATCCGAGAACATTTCGCCGGGGATTATTTTGTCGTCTGGCCTGAACCCGAACCGAAGCATGAATGATGATTTCGCCCTATAAGACTTAAAGTTGAGCATTACATAGGATTCGATGTCTTCCGCTTTTTGCTCTGCCTGTTGACGAATCTGTTCTTTCATCTCCTTTACCGCGGCCTTGCGTTCCTCAAACGGTCGTTGTATCTCTTCGAAATCACCTAACGTATCAGACAGTTCTGAACTTATTTCGTCCTGCATGACGGATATACCGTATATGTTCATGTCTGCTTCAGAAAGGCCAGCGGCTTTATAGTCTATTTCCGGTACAAGTACTTTTATTTTCTCCATGTCGAATTCTCCCATTGCGGAGGGCGAGTTCATGAAGATATTTTGTTCGCGCTCTGTCTTGTCGTCTAACTCTACAGCTTCTACCTTGATCTCATAATCCGTTTCAGGTGTCCCGTCGTAATTGTTGATGATGTCAAGCGTCTGTACGCGCTTGTGCCCTGAAACCAGATAAGATGACAACTGATTCCATACGATACCGCCCAGATAGCCGACAGTTTTAAAGTTCTTTTTGAGCTTCTTGATGACTTCAGGGTCTTCTTTGCGTGGATTGTATGGAGCAAAGTTGATTTGTGATCGCTTGATTACGACCGTTTCACTTTGCTTGTATTTGGGCTGCTGCTCTTTTCTCTTCGTCATATCGCAGTAATATATTTCGGGATAAGGGGAATACTTTGTAAATCTTTTCGAGGTCTTGCGGATAATGCCGGCGGAGGTAATCGAATACCTCCGGCAAAAACGTCAGACCTTGCGATTTGTTCTTGTTGTAGGATATGGGTTCAGGCAGTTTCTTTGCCTTGATGTAGGCCATGACGTCCGATTTCTTCCACTTGGATAGAGGATATACCTTGTTCGTATTGCTTATAGCTTCGTTCTCGTATCCGCGCAACATAAGACAGCGATTCATTCCGTCCGACTGCTTCATTCCATAGAAAGAGTAAGATATTCCCGTCTTCATCCGGACGGATTCATCAACGTCTTTCAACGATAACAGCTTTACATTGGGGTTAGGAATGCAGTATAGCCCACAACGCAAAACACGCGTCAACGTCCAATGGGGGACTTGCAGTATGGTAACATTGGCATAACGAGCTTTGACTGCTCGCAAATAGTTGTCAATGTGGTCGAGGCCCTTGACGAAATACATGAACACGCAAACGATCTCTTTGAAGTGCGGAGCCATTAGGTCGAGCAATACCTCGCTGTCTTTGCCACATGAATAAAAAAGGATCGCCCTGTCCGTTTTTTGACGGACAGAGGCAATCACTTCGTTTGCATGGTCTATCGGGGTCATGATTAACCTGTTGCCATGCCAAAGGCGGCGCGAATGTCGCGTGCACGACCGGCACGATTCGTCGCACGACCGCCTACTGCACGATAACGAACACGGCTAGCGCCTGTCGTCCGATTGATTCGATTTCTTACTGAATTTCGAGTGCAGCTTGAATTTTAGAAGTTTGACAATATGATTTAACCTACGGAAAGGCCTCGGGCGGCAGATTGCCTAGCTCTTGTATATGCACTGGTCGCCCTTGCATACCTATTCGCAATAACACCATTTCGGCCACCCATATTTGCGAGGCTACTTAATCCTACAGCAGGATTAGGCGTGCGGCGTCGCAATTCACTCGTTATACGGCTGTATTGCGCGTCAAGCTGAGTTGCTGTTTTTTGTCTTCGTCTTCGAGTGCAGCAATGATTTTAAGGGTTTAACAATTCATTTTCTCGATTACCTTGCCGAGGTGGTAGTCGATCTCGGTCATGGTATATTCGTTACCGTTGTGCTCGTACACAATCGGCTCTTTCGTCTCTTCGTCGCAAACATCTACCAGCTCGACGCCTTTGACTTCGACCAGCGCGCCGGGGCGATTCTTTTCGTAACCTACCCAGAACTGTATGGCATCGTAGTGGTTGATAACCGTATCAACGCCCTTCTCGCTGTCCCACGCCGATTCGGGCACGTCACTGTCTTTCTTGTAGACTTTGCCTGTGTTGTTGTCTCGGTATGAAATGTATTTCGTGTTGGTCGGGCGTACTTCGCGGGTCTCGACCGTTTTTTCACCCGACAAAATGGCGTCGAACCATTTTTGTTTGATGATAAGCGTTAAAATTTTCATAGCCGTAAATTTCATTAGTAGCGGGGGCAAGAATCGAACTTGCGCCTGCGGGACACTAACCCGCCGTGGTAACCTCTGCACTACCCCGCATATATCTGTTCGATGCAAAAGTGGACACGTTCGGCACATTATGCAAATCTTACTATTGAATTATTTATTAAAAATACGATTTTTTATTGAGAGCTGCAATTTTTAAGGTCTTTTCTTCACACACCCTTTGCAGCGGATAATCTCAAGCACTACTGCGTCATATTTGACGATCAATAGGCTGTCGCGATTGTTGTCTGCACCTTTGTAGGCTTTACACCCACACTTCAGCCGCGTGCGGTGACATGTCGCGTCCGTCAATTCGAATGCCTTTTTGAGTAATGTCAAATCGCTGCGTTTTTCTACGTACATCGTTGGTTTCATATATTATATAACTTTTACAAAGTTGAACATTCTGAATGACCGCCAGCCCTCGGCAACCGTATCGTAATAGGTTACGAGGTGTTTGTTAGGCTTACGGTCGTCACCTTTTGTTTCGGGGCATAAGTCGTCCTTAAGCGTACCGAATGCCTGTCGCAATTCACCCGTACTCGATTTGAGGTAGAAGAACTGCACGATGCCCGCGCGCATCTTTATCTTCAATTTGAACACCTGCCATGCCTTATGCAGACACTCAGCAAAGGTTACACCCGTCGCGCGGCACATCTGCCACGCCGTGCGCATGATGATGGAAAGGTCGGTTCGTTTCATTGTTATATAGGTTAAAAGTTGGTTTTTAGTTTGAGTAGTCGCAAGCACTCTTTCAACTCGCTGTCTGTGTATTTCTTGGCGATCTCTCGTGATATGCCGTTTGTGTTCATTGCGATTTTGATCGCAGCCTCTCTGTTCACCTTGAAGGATTTTCTTGTCTTCATAGCTTTTCAATTTTTTCAAATGTAACATAATACAGCCTATTGCCAACGAGTACCATTGCGATATTCAGTTTATCGAACTGTCCTCGATATTCACCAGTATTGCGTCCGAATCTCACCGGGTCGCCAATTTTTATGTCTTTCATATCTTTCATTTTTACCACCGGCGGCAGGTGCCGCCACGCTTCGGGCCTGAGGTCTGTTTATAGCCGCCCGAACGGCTTTATTCGTCGAGGTAGTAGAGCAGCAGTTCACAATCTTCAACGTGCAGAACTCTCGTAGGTTCGATTTTTTCGAGTTGCAAAGACAGTGTATCGTCTTTCTCTGCATAGATGTACGCCCACTGGCCTTTCAGTTCGATTTCTTCTCTGGTGCCGAAATAGGCGACAGTATTATCTACGTCTTTGACAAGACCCCAGCTGCCATTGTCCATACCATCACGATTGATTGCGTCGATCACTTTAAATGCAAATGCGTTCATAGTTCTATTGTTTTAGACGTTTATTCAATAAATCAATTAGTTGATTTCGCTGACTTTGCAAGGTGTGAAATACATATCTCTTTCGATGCCAAGACCAAAGGGGCGAGTTCTAACGCGTTGAAGTTCATTCAGTGACACATAACCATATTCTCGCTCGCCCATATTGTCTAACAATGCGAAGAGAATGTAGTCGTCGTCTTGCTTCTCGCCTTCGAGAATGTACCACGTCTGACTGCCGCAGGGGTTGAAGAACTTGCAGATGACCTGTGCCTTGCCGCCTTTGCCATCTTGTGAATAAATGGGGTACTTTGCCAACTGCTTCTCAATTGCTTTAGTTAAGAGTTTCATGGCCGTATTGTTTAATTGTTGTTTTGATTTTTTGGTGCAAATATAAATGATATTTTGATATAATGCAAATATTTTGAGATAAAAATTTAATTGACACTAAAATTTTTTGCTGTTTATATGAATATCAATATATTTGTGGCAAATAATACGTCAAAATGAGAGTTAAAGAATTATTGAAGGAACGAGGAATGACCGCAAAAGAGTTGGCGGCGCGTCTCGGAATGACTGAAACGGGGTTAAGTATTGCAATTGGTGACAACGGAAATCCGCCGTTAAAACGATTGCAAGAAATAGCCGATATTTTGGGTGTTGAAGTGCCGGAACTTTTCGCCGCTTCGAAAGAGGGAGCAATCACGTGCCCGCATTGCGGGAAGTCGATAACCATCAAGGCAGAATAACCTCAACGATACCTACCCATGGAACTACAACCTATCCAAAGCAAGATTTACGAAATACGGGGCCAGCGGGTGATGCTGGACCGTGATTTGGCGGAATTGTACCAAGTAACAACAAGCGCTCTCAATCAAGCGGTAAAGCGTAATATCGAACGCTTTCCGCCCGATTTCATGTTTCAACTGACAGATGCCGAAACTGAAAATTGGAAATCACAAATTGTGATAACCAATTCCATCACGATGGGTTTACGCCGCAACCCCTATGCGTTTACCGAGCAAGGCGTTTCTATGTTATCGGCTGTTTTGAAAAGCTCCGTTGCCATACAAGTAAGTATCGCTATTATGCGTGCTTTCGTAGCGATGCGGAACTACATCACGACCACGACGACAGTAACGGCCGAGTTGGCCGAAATTCGGGCGAAACTGGCGTTACTGGAGCGGGTGGACGCCGACAATGCCGAGGCGGTCAGCGATCTGTCGGAAGATATGCGCAAGGAGCTTGATAATATCTACAACGCTATTGCGGCGTTGTCGGTCAAGATACCGCAGGCACGCAAACCCGCCCGCAAAATTGGATTCCAACAAGCGGAGCAAAAGGCGGAAGAGTAGCAACGTACCCGACGAACACAATCACCTGCCCGAAGTGCGGGACGGTGCTGGAGGTAAAAGAAAAGGAATAAATAAAACTACATTCCTATGACACAAAAGCAGGCCATACAGTTGTTCGAGGACCGCAAGGTGCGCACCGTTTGGGACGAGCGGACGGAGACGTGGTATTTTTCCGTTCTCGACGTGATCTCCGCTCTGACGGACACCGTGAATCCGACCGATTATTTCAAGAAGATGCGCAAGCGGGATGAAGCGCTCGCCTCGTTCGTGGGGACAAATTGTCCCCAGATAGCCATGAGGTCAGAAACGGGAGTGATGCGCAAGACGCTGGCCGGAGATGTGAAAACCGTCCTGCGGATTATCCAGTCGATTCCGTCACAGAAAGCCGAGCCTTTCAAGCAATGGATGGCGCAGGTGGCAAGCGACCGCCTCGACCAAATGCAAGACCCTGAGTTATCTATTGAGCAGGCCGTAGCCGATTATAAACGCCTTGGATATTCGGATACATGGATTAACCAACGCTTGAAAAGTATCGAAGTCCGTAAACTTCTCACTGACGAGTGGAAACGCGGGGGCGTTGATGGAACGCAATATGCCACCCTTACGGACATTATCACGAAGGAGTGGGCCGGACGTACCACGAAAGCCTACAAACGTTACAAGGGGTTGAAAAAGGAGAACCTGCGGGATAATATGACCAATGTCGAACTGCTGTTGAACTCATTGGCCGAGGCCTCTGCTACCGAACTTTCCCGAAACGAAAATCCAATAGGTTTCAAGGCCAACGCCAACGTCGCCAAACGGGGCGGTACAGTAGCTAAAGTTGCCCGACAACAACTCGAAAGCCAACTCGGACACTCTGTCGTATCACCCCTCAACGCTCGGCAATACCTCGGAACGTTGCCCGACAATCCGCCACCCGAAACAGCGCACCTTACTTCAGCGGTAAAATCGACGAAACCGATTACATGCGACACCTCAAACGAGGAGGAATAAATAGTTCTCAACTTAAAAACACAAATGAAACTAAAGTAATAAACGCATCGAATTCGATGCGTTTTAGAATATGAAATGTAATATGGAACCGTCTCTGAATATTCGATCATTTCGAATAGGCAATTTAGTGTATAACCCCCATCTTGAGCGAATTGGGTATATTGCAGAAATTACGCGTGCAGACATGACGTTATTTCATGGTGAGATGCTAATTAAGGAAGCCGGATTTTATCATGAGATTTTAGATAAAGTAGTATTATGAGATGTTAGGCCTATACGTTTGACTCCAACGTTATTGGAAAAATGCGGCTTTGAGAAAGAATTTAGCGACTGTTACCAACGATTTGACTACTATATCATCCCCCGTGTGATATGCTTATCTCCTAAAAAAGAAGGGTTCTGTTGGCAGGTGGAAGACGAAATCGACGATTGCAATGTGGATGTGCCCATAAAGTATCTGCACCAGCTCCAGAATATATATTTTACATTGACCGGAACGGAGCTGAATGTAGAAAAGATATATGATGCGAGAATGTAAAAAGCCGAGGGAACTCGGCTTTCTGTTTATCATTTCAAACCGACCGAATCAAAAATAGGGTACGGTTCGATATGTCATTTTCTCGGTTCATGATTGAGGCGGGATTGTGAGTTGATTATCTTTTTTAGTCGGTCTCGACCGCAATACCTCCAATATCACTCGGTCACCGTCGAGAACCAGCATCCCGTGCCGACGGGGATCACCACCTTTTGTGCGGTGCTCGGCCTCGCATTCGGTGCGGATCCGGACACAACGGAAACCTGCGGCCTCGAAAGCCGATCCGATTAACGATAGGTCGCTGCGTTTGGGGACGCAGTACATGGGGTTAATTGCCGCTTCGATGCGGCCCATGCGTTCGATGCGCTTTTTCATTTTGATTTAGCAATAAAAAACTGCGTTACGAGTTGCTCGGCTCAAAATGCAAGCCGTCGGGCGTTTCCGCTACCGAACTCGACGCAGTTAAATTATAGATACAAAATACCCAATATGGTTGGATATGTTTGTATCGCATTTTGATTTAGCAATGCAAATATAATGATTTTGTAGGGAATAACAAAGGCGAGATTTATTCTCGCCTTTGTTTTGAAACATATATCCTATCTGATTACTTTTTTTGAAGTTTTATTTCCAGTGTTATATTATCTCCTGCTACACCCATAGACACTTCGGCAATTCCGTTTGAGATAGAATGTACTTTGTATCTGTATAATTCTTCCCCGTCTATATAAGTATATATCATATCCCCTTCAGCTTTGTATGTTCCTGAACCGTTGCCAAAATACCCGCTTCCCGAATATGTACCATTTTCATAAAATACAACAGAGAATGCAAGATTTGTGTGTGGCGGTTGGGTTATATCTATCCATTCGCCGTTACTTTGTATGGCAATTCCCTGCCATGTGCCATAAAGATTCTCAATGTCGAACTTGAACGATTCTTGCTCATCCTTTTCGCACCCCATAAAAGTAACTGCACAAATAACAGCCATCAAAAGTAAAAATTTTTTCATAACATAAATTGTATTGGTTAGATGCTGCAAAGTTACAAAATTCCCCCCCCCGCAAAATAATGAGCCTATTTTTTTGAAGTTGTGCCGAAAGTTCCGAGGTTTGTAAAAACGCTGAAGCTATGATTTGGATTTATATTTTGCTATTCGTGATTATTGCGTTGATTGTGTATTTGATCTATCTTGTTCGTTTTTGGGGCAGAACTAATATTGAATTGACAGGTGATACTTATACTGGATTAAACAATGTTCTGTGTAGAATATTGAATCAAGACAGATTAAAAAAGTAATTTACTGATTTTTTGCATTGCAATCCAAGTCCATTCAAAAATAGTGTGTCCCCAAAATTGAGAGGCGCAAATAGATATGATAGCTAATGCAATAGCCCAATGCGCTTCGCGCCTACTTATTTTTAAATTGCGAAGTTCTAAATTATCCCGTTCTTCTTGTTTGCGTTGTTCGTTATAGATGACTGCACATCCTCCCTGGTCTTTACACACTGATAAATTAGCCGCAGCTTTTAACCATATTCCACCCCCTTTTATTTCAATGACCATATGATCTTCAAGAACGCGCAGTATTCGCATCCGTTGTTCTTCATTTGGGATTAATGTTTTGACGGCATCCATATTAAAATAGGCCGGATTTCTTGATAATTCATTTAGAAAAACGTCGGCAATGTTAATGTCTCCTTTTTGTAGTTTGGCTATCATAAGGTTCATTGAATAGTAATTCAATCTGAAATTTGCATCGGCTCCTATTTTTTAACTCTTCTTTGAATGCTTATTATCAGGTGTCTGAATTACAATATATTTTTGTAATTCATTGATATACATTATTTTAGCTCCAATTTTATGGGGGGGGGATTTTTGACCCCTAGATCTGTCGGAGCAGCCGGAAAGCCTGTAGAAACGCCTGAAATCGACGCAAACAGCCTATCGTAACGAACATTAAGGTCTTCCATCAGTTTATCGGCGACCTTTACGTCTTCTTTCCGCAGTAAGGTTTCCAGATGCAATATGCTGTTTAGTTAGTTCCACGTTCTATTTTCGGCGGGCCGGGCCTCTCCCGCCGGATTTGGGGCTTCCTTTATTTCAGATAAAATTTAACGGTTGATATGAGTTGGTCCGATAGTTTGTAAATGTCAGTAAGTGCTGTAATTAAATGTTTTGTTCCTTTCTTTTCCTCGTCAAACGTTTCAACATACTTTTTCCCTCCGTTGAAATGCAAGCGACAAATAGGCTTTCGATTGTTATCATCGAAAAGGATAGCGAAATATGACTGCGCATCCCGATCTACGACCCGATCAAGATCAACGGTATTACAGAGAATAGCTCGCACGATGTAGAATCCCATAAGTTCTTCATCAGTGGTCACTATCTTATTTCCATCTTGCATATCCTCTTCATTTGCAACCGATTTCTCCGTGGAGACATTTGAGGACACCTCGACCGACGGAACGTCAGGCGTAATGGCAGATTTAAGCCTTTCGTTTATATAGTCATTCGTGTACTGTTGAAATGCCCGTTGAATCATCGGACGGAACTCGTCAATGATGTTCTTTGTTACCACTCCGTCATAAACCTGTTTAGTCATAAATTTCACAAATAAATCGGATGGATTACTACTTTCCTTGACAATCAATGACCGAAGCGCATTTATGTACTTCATTTCTGTGGCGGAATTGAGTATCATATACGTATTATACTGGTCATGTCGGAATTGCTTCAACTTCTCAATATGGCTATCCTTTAAGTTAAGCATATCTATCTCAAAGAACGGCTTATCGTCCATTTTGTTAGGAGTGTCCAGATCTGTATAGAACTGATAGTTGATTCCATTCGTTAGTACTCCAAATTTGGCCTGCGATACATGGTAGTAGCGGAATAGTTGCGCCTTGTATTTGCTTAAGTCAGCCGACCAATGTTTACACTCAATTAGCATGATCGGCTCGCCGTCCATACATACGGTATAGTCGATTTTTTCGCCTTTCTTCGTTCCATAGTCGCAAATACATTCGGGTGTAACCTCTTCCGGATTGAAAATATCGTAGCCGAGTGCTTGCAAGAACGGGAGGACAAATGAGGTCTTTGTTGCCTCCTCCGTCTTTACATTGTCTTTGAGTTTGCCGACGCGCTCAGCAAGGATTAGAAGTTCGTCTTTAAAGTCCATAGAGTTGGTTTATTTTGAATTATTATCGTCTATATATTTGAGCACGCGTTGTAGTATTTCTCCGTTTTGACGGATGATTTCTGAATTTTGGGTCAATATTATTTCGTATTGCCGATCTCTTTTCTCGAAAAACGAGATGAATTTTTGATCTTCCATACTTGAAATAGAGGGTTCGCGATTACTATAATATAGTAGTATGTATTTAGCATTTGCTTCACTCGGCTCTACCTTGCCACTTAACCATTGACCTATAATCGATTGGGATAATCCCGTGTCCTGCGATATACGATATGCCGTATAGCCCAATTCTTTAAGTAGGTTTATGGCTTTATGTTTCAAATCTTCATTCATGTCGCGATATTTTTATAATACTACATATAAGTATAAATATTTCCAATATAGAATACTTTGATATTTTATTGTTGTGCTAAAATATTTTAGTATATTTGCATTGTAATTCAATTATTGTATGACAAATTTAATTACAAATAGCGAAAAATCAAGAGGTAACAATGCTGTAGCATTGCTTTTACCCTTCGAACGGTATGTTCAAAGTATCACTAACCTTGAAGAACGCAAGCGACTTTGTGATACTTGCAAGCAGGCTATCGGTATTCGAAGCGACACTCAATTATGGAACTACCGCGTAGGCAACGTCCGGCCTGATATGCTGAAGCGACGAGAACTTGCCAAGATCATCCGCCGTCATTCCGGTGATAGCAGCTATACCGCCGACAACCTCTTTCCCGTGGAATTTTACAACAGATAGATAATATGAAACGTATTCAAAGATTTCACAAGACGAAATGTGCGGCAGAACGATATATCGCAACACTCGGTACTGATGCCCGGTTTTATCATGCGTATAAATGTACGAGCGGCAGTTATTGGGTCGGGACGGAATTAGAATGGTTGAATCGGTACTAATACATCATATGCAAACGATCCGCAATATAGAGTTTTTCAACGATCCCGAGGGAGGGGTAATGGTACGCGATACCGAAGGCGTCCATACTTACCAGCCCGAAGACAAGATGCTGACAGGGGCATTGTTTACCCGCATCGAGACCGAATATCCGAAAGCATTCAAGGCTCTCGCCGAGATTTACCGCAAGAGCCGTGCAAACGTGAACTACTACCGGTTCCTGATCTGCCACCGTTTTATTCGCTGCAATTTCGGACGGTTGGACAACAGGCAGGACATCGACGGGATGGGGCGCTTCACCTTTGAGGATGTGAGTTGTCCGATCAAAGGCGAATGCAAGTATGCCGGCATTATATGCAGCCCCGAGTTCGATACCCGATTGACCGAGCGGCAGAAGGAAGTGATGAAACTCTATATGGAGGGGATGGGCGATGAAGAGATCGCGGATATGCTTTACATATCGCCCGAGACGGTGCGCACAACGAAGCGCGACGCCTTCCGTAAGGCCGAGGTACATTCGTTGGCTGAGTTCGCAATCCAATACAAGGATAAGTTATGAAAACTCCGTGGCGATGGTGGCGGGAACGCCAAGCGACCGATAAAACATGCAAACACTTGGCGCTCATGACGGAAGATATTACAAATATCACAGACCGGCTGGTGGCGTTCGTGTGGGAAGATATTGAAAAGATCATAGACCAAATGTCGGAGGATTTGTTCCGGCCGATTGAAAGTATTAAACCAATAAAAAAGAATGTGATGAAAGATTTACTTAGCTGCGAAGGCCGGAGGTTCCGGTGTAAGATTGATGGTACTCTTGCCACAGGGATAATTCGAGTGGTAGATAAATGTGTGTATTTATGCCAAAATGAAAAAAAATGGGGTTCACAGCATCGACAAAAAAGGATATAAATATGCATGGTATGTTTACTCTGGAACCGAAGCAGATTTTGCTCGTCCCAATGTCAGGGTCACCGATTTCCGGGTTATTCCTATAACCGCCGAAGAGATCGAAGCCTACAAGGATTGGCAGGTGGGGGATCGACTCAGAAAAAAAGACGGATCATCCCGAACTATAGATGTTATCTTCCGCTTCGGAGAACTCATAGTGGGCAAATTTATCGATACAAGGAGAGCTTTAACTAACTACACCTGCGATGAGCTATACGAGGATGGTTTCCGCCTCATTGTCGATCCTGCTCCTGAGGAGGAGATCGTCGAGGTGACGATGGACGAGATCGCCAAGTTGAAGGGCGTGCCCGTTGAGCGGCTGCGAGTGAAGAAGGAGGACAAATAACGACAAAGAGTGCGTGGTAGAATGGTATTACGAATCGATTAGTGGTAAAGACCAAGTGTACTCACGATGCGCTTAATGGACAGTACACCCTGAAGAGCGCAGATGTTCAAACAGAAGCTAACCGATTGAAAGGCATTCCAGACGTGGAATGTTTGCCAGTTCGAATCTGGCCGCACTCCCTAATCAATATAAAGTATTATGAACGAGCCAATTATTATTACCACTCCCGCAGAATTGCGCTCTATTGTCGCTGACGAAGTGGCGGCGATTTTGCCGAAGCTCGCCGATTTCAGGCGTAAGAATGAACCGGTAGAAATCGATAATTTGTCCGTTGAAGAAGCCGTGCGGTTTATTGCGGAGCAAGGTATCCCGACCACCCGTTCGACGATTTATAATTGGGTTTTTCTAAAAAAGATCCCATTTAAGAAAATTGGACGCCGCACGGTGTTTTCCAAAAAGGAGCTTCTTGCTTGGATCGAATCCCGTACGACTTTGCCGGAGGACAGACGGGCCGTTGCAGCTGCGCGTATCGCCAAAAGTGCTAACTGCAAATAAAATGACAGATAGGCTACTACCGAACCAGTGACTAATATGTACTTCTATGCTGTACTGGTCGGCCCTGGTAGTGGATCAACCGAGCACTATCCGCGCCCAACGTTCTTTCATTCGAGTAAAGTTAAGAGTTGAGATTAGTTGAGTTTGCCATTTCCGGGCGCGGATTTTCAAAGTCCGTATCGGGTTGAATGTCCCGGTGCGGGCGCAAAGGACGGCACGGAAGCCGTAGGGGTCCTAAAGCCTGCCATAAACCCCGGCCGCAAGGCAGAAAGGCTGGAACGAATAAGCGGTTCATTGAAATACGAGAACCATCCGAAGGGATGTAAAACCCGGCGAGCGACTTGGCGCAGAAGGGCGGATATTAGGCCGATCAATACCAAAAAGCAGGCGACGATCCGGAGCAATTCGGGGAGCCGGTAGCGATATACCCTGCGATTCAGTCGTGGTCTTCGATGACGACAGGGTGCAAATTTTAATCAAAACAATTTACGTGCAATGTCAAACAAAGTATTTACCCCAGAGAACATTTCCAAATTAAAACAGAACGAGGTCTTTGTATTCGGCAGTAATAAGGCCGGTAACCACGTTGGCGGCGCAGCTCGTGTCGCGGTCGAGAAGTTCGGCGCGATCATGGGGCACGGCGAGGGCTTACAGGGCCAGTCCTACGCTATCCCTACGCTCGATGAACAGATGGACAAGGTGTCTACCGAGGAATTGACGCGATCGGTACGGAGATTCGCAGACTATACACGGTACAATACCGATAAGGTTTTCTATGTAACCAAGATCGGATGCGGCATCGCTGGATTCTCGGTCGAAGAGATTGTGGAAGTATTCAAAAGCGTCTCGTTCGGCGATAACGTGGTGCTTCCGCAAGAGTTCGGCGAAGAAAAACATATCGATGGATTTAAAGGGTTCAATGCAGATATGACCTGCCTGGGCTTCAAATTCGAGGAGGGCAAGACTTACGAAGAGGATGTTGAGTTGAAAGTTTGTAATCGAGGCTTTCATTTCTGCGAATCACCGTTCTCTGTCCTTAGCTATCGTGATATGCTGGATGATGAATGCAAGTTCATCCCTGTGCATCATGTAACAGCTTTGGGGCGATGTCATTCCGACTCGGATAAAACGGCGACGACAAAGATTCACATCGGGGCAAAACTCGATTTCAAAGGATTCATTAAAGCTGGTATAGATTTCATTTACGAGAAGTGCATCAAAGAGGGTCCGACCGACAATGTTAATTCGGGCGACGACGCACAGATCGGCTCCTCGGGCGACGGCGCACAGATCGGCTCCTCGGGCTACCTCGCAAAGATCGGCTCCTCGGGCTACCTCGC